ATGGCTCGACACAACGTCTGACGCGCTGGTATGTTAATCTGTTAACTAATAAATTTACAGGTGGTTCGGGTGGATAGATTGAAAAATCTAGCGCCATATGATTGATTGGCAAGGTAACAATTGGCAATATTTATATGGAAACAAAATGAAGTAAGCGATGATAAAAAATTAATACAAGATAAAAATACATTTAAACTGGGAACAATATACATATAGATAAAAGATGATAAAATTAAAAAGCTTATGGATTTTGACATATTTATAATACACAAATAATAAAAACTGCGTAAGATAATTTTAGTAAATTTATATAGCGCCAATAATAGAAATTTTAGATAGTGAATGGAGGCTTAACTGGTGAAATTCTTATTTAATATTACTATGCCGCGCTAATAAACAAAATTGTTATCTTAATGAAAACTTAATTGGTCTTTGATAATTTAATATATTTTAAAAAGGTATTGACATCTTGCTGAAATTGTATTATAATAAGCTGTGTTTATTCTCTTCACTATCAATTCTTATCTACCTGTCGCTACGCGCCAGTAGATAATTTATAACGTAATAAAGTAAAAAATGATTACGTTATAAAAAAAATGATTTTAAAAGTAGAAAAATAAAAAGAAAATTGGTTTCCTAAAGAACAAGTAAAAGAATTGATGGCCTGAATGAATTTAAACGTAGCGTAGAAATTTAAAAATGAATTTCAAAGTAGCTTTTAAAAAGTTGGAAAGTCCCCGTCAATCTATAATATATAGTTGGAAAGTGGGGAATAGAAAGGAGAAATGAGGTATTGAAATGTAAAAAGGAAGGTAAATTTCTAAAGTTTGAAATTGATGGTAAGTTAGCACAGTTTGATTTATCAACGGGGGAATGTTGGCGCTACTATAATAAAAAGTGGAATCCTGTAAAATCATTAAATAAATATTTTACAAATATCCCCATTGAAAATGTATTAGAAGAACTAAAAGATGACAATATAGCTTATGCAAAACTCATAAATAAAATAAGCACATATTATAATGAGTGCAGTAATATGGGTACATTTTTAGAAAGACTGCGTAGGCATTCTAATCTTGAAAATTATTTTCTATTAAATATTGATGTAGATATACATATCCATAATCCAACATCTTATTACCCAAAAGATATTTTAAAAATACTATCAAAACATGATATACATTTACTTACTCCATTTGAAGATATTGTAGAGTATGATGAATCGTTATGTTTCAATGCATTGCGCTACATAGACAGTAAATATGGGAAAGATGAAAATGATTTTCACCTTGTAAGTGTATTTGTACTTGGTGGGTATACAAAAAATATTTTCTGTTCATTTTCAAATATGGTAAGGAAATATAATTATGAATACAAAAGTCTAATTGACTATCTGTTCTGGTATCTACCGCGCTATGAAAACATTATGTTTATGGATGCAGTTGTTATGCTTTCTGATTATTTAAAAATGAAAACGACAATTCTTCCAGAAGGAAAGAAATTTGAAAAATACCCAAAATTTTTAAAATCAGTTCATGACATTACTACCATTTCCTATAATAACTATAAGAAAAAGTATAAAGAAGAATTATTCGAACAGCGTATTGATAAAAATCTTGAGTATAGTTATGGCGCGTATATGGTAAAATATCCAGAAAGTACAGATGAAATTAAAGAAGAAGGTTCTCAATTAGTGCACTGTGTATCTTCTTATATTGATGATGTTATTGACGGTAAAACGAGCATTGTTTTCCTAAGAGAAAAAGCTAATCCTGATAAACCACTCGTCACTATTGAGATTCGTGATGGCGCTTTAAATCAAGTAAGGGGATATTATAACAGAGAGCCAAATGAGAATGAAGTGGAATTTTTAAAGAAGTATGCGAAAAATAAAAAATTAATTTATAAACGTTATAATTAAAATATAAAAGGAGATATATTATGTTAAAAGAAAAAGATTTGGTTGTTGGCGATATTTATATGGCAAAAGAAGTTGATAAGTTTTTAGATTATATTATAGATATGGGAGACTTGAAGTATACAGACAAAGAGTATGGTAGAATGTTGTGTGTGTTAACTTTTTGTCCATTTGAACTCGTAGCTATGGATTCAGATTCTGTAAGAATGGTTCCAAGAAGTGAGTTTGGTTTTGGCGCTTTAGTTATGGATAAAAAAGATATGTTTTCATTCTTTGTAAAATATCATAGAGTTGAATATATTGAGGACGATGGTATCGAAAAATTTATCTACTCTAATGGTACCACTATCTGTATTTTAGATGATGGCAGTAAAGGAGTCGCTAGATTAAAAAAGAATGATAAATATGATGTAAATACAGGCGAAACAGTAGCGCTATTAAAAGCAAAACGTGCTCAGGCGTTAGAAGAAAAAAAAGAAATGGACGGTTTTATTAAATTTTTAACACGAGAATTAGGACATGCAATGAAACAAAAAGAAAAAGCCGCTTTAAAGGCCGATAATCTTTTAAAACAAATCAAAAGATTTTAACTATTTTGAGGTAAAAATTCAAAAAATGCATTGACAAGAGTCTTATTGGATGGTATAATACAGTTATAAATAAGAAAGAGGTAATTAAAAATGATGTTAGAAGTTGAATTATTTTTTCAAGATTTAAAAGCTGATGGTGCCGCTGATAAGACTCTTCTTGAATATGAAAAAAATTTAAATAAATTCTTCGAACGAATGGGCATCAAAAAATTTACTCAGATTGAAGAATTAAGAAAAAAAGATATCCAGCAGTATAGATTAATGCTTGATGAAGAAGGGTATACTGACAGCACGATTAATACTTATACCGCGCCAGTTTTAAAATTTATTCACTTTTTATTTAACGAAGGCTATATTTCTCGTGATATTCATGTTGATTCACGTAAAAATAAACCTAAGCCAATGACTTATTTGACTGAGGATGAAGCAAAATTGCTTATTAAATCATGCAAAAATAAGCGCCAGAAAGCAATATTTTATTTGATGATTAACACTGGTATGCGTATTAGTGAAGTTATCAATTTAAAATTAGAAGATGTAAATTTTGAAGAAAGCCGTATTAATATTTATAAGGCAAAACGTAATGAACTACGTTATATTCCAATTAACTGGGTGTGTAAGAGGTATTTGCAAGATTATATTGGAAGAAAGAAAATTGTTAAAAACAATGGTGAAGTTGTTTTAGATAGATTTGGATATCCCGCTTATCGAGATGGGGAAAGAGTAGTGCCAACGGAACGTATGTCGGGGGACAATAATTATTTGTTTACATCTGCTTCTGGCGGTAAAGTAGATGGCAGAAATATTGCAAAAGAATTGAGACGAGTATGTGGATATGCAGGGATTACTAAAGATATTACTCCTCATAAATTAAGAAGTACTGCCGCTACGCTACAATCTGTTCATGGCACGAATATTAAAAATATTCAAACAATGTTAGGGCATCAGAGCGTTGAAATGACAATGCGCTACGTCCAAATGGTAGATGAAAATTATCAAAATGAAATTGCCAATAGTGGATTGTGGTACGATGAAGATGAAAGAGAGGATGTAAATGAGTAAAACATACAAAGAAGTTTTGTTCGATGAAATGAGCGATGATTTATACGAGTTATTAAAAGAAAACCATGCGATGATTGCTGGTGGCGCTATTACTTCTGTTTATACTGGAAATGAAATTAATGATTATGATGTATATTTTAAAACAGAGAAAGACATGGAGTCTTTTTTAAGGTCATCATGGGCTAACGAGAATTTTATAGTGTGTTCTAAAAGGGCTATCAGTTTTAAAGATTATTGTGGAGGCAATAAGGTAGCGCAAGTAATTGTTTTAAAGGTATACCCTACCCCACAAAGCATTTTCGAAAGTTTTGATTTTACTATTAATATGGGGCTATATGATTTTGATGAAGATAAATTTATCGTAGATGATAATTTTGTTGCAGACAATCTTAAACGATGCCTAAATTATAACATGAAGACACCTTATCCGCTTATATCTTTGAAACGTATGGAGAAATATAGGCAAAGAGGATATAGTATTTCTACATCAACGTTATATAAAATAGGGTTGTCTATGAAAAATGCAAATATCGAAAGTTATGATGACTTATGTAAGCAAATAGGTGGAATGTATGGCGAAGAGTCGGAAAATATTTTTGAAGAAATTCAGGATGAGCCATTCGATATTAATAGAGCAATGGAATTATTTGAAAAAAAAGAAGGGCAATCTGATTATGTAAATTTTTTCACAAAATATAATATTAACTATGATTTATTGGTTTCATATTGTTTGGGAAAACAAATATATTGGACAGTAGAAAATGATGATATAATGGAAAGATTTGTACTATTCGACGATAATTTTTACAATTCTTATTTTTTTAATAGTAGTGAAAATAGAGAGATAATGATAAAAAAACTCAATGCTATTGAAAAACAAATACCCCCAAATTTCACATTAAGATTTGTGAAATATGTAAAGATTGATGGGGATAAATATGTATCATTTTATGATAATTCATTTGAATATAAAGAAGGGGAATACTATAATAACATATATGGGAGTTCTATTGTTGGCGCGCCACATTCAACATATTCTTCTAACAAAGATAGAGCTTTTGTGTTTATGCATGTTGATAAACAAACTGATATAAGTACATGTCTATTTAGTGCGTTAACTAAAACAAGCATTTTATTTGATAAAATATATATTGATAAAATTGTTCCACTTGCAGATGGTGAGAAGTATCCAGAGGGTATCTCTGAATCCACTCCGGTTTGTGGTGCTTGGGATTTTGATAATATAAAAGAGGCGTAAAATGAATTTAGCAGAAATCTATAGTGAATTAGAGAGAGTATATAGTGCTATCAATAAAAAATATTATGATGATAAATTACCACTAGCGATTATCACGATTCAAAGTAAAAAAGTAGTGAGTGGAGATGCTTATGGTTGGGCTTCAAAAAACCGTTGGATTGATATTAATGGGAAAAGATATTACGAATTAAACATTACAGCCGAGTATTTAAATCTTGATAAATATGATATTATTTCTACATTGGCACATGAGATGGTGCATATTTATTGTTGGGAAAATGATATTAAAGATACTTCTAGGGGCAATCGCTATCACAATAAACGGTTTAAAGCAGAAGCCGAAAAAAGAGATTTGATTATTAATAAGGTTGATGGAATTGGTTATTCAGAGACAGCGCCATCAGACGAATTTATAGAATTTATCGACACACTTAATGTTAGCGACGTTTTTAATATTAACAGGCAATTGTCAGATTTAGCCGCAAGTGAAGGTGAAGAGCCGAAGAAACCTAGAAAACCTAGACCATATTATCAATGCCCATCATGTGGCGCGGTTGTAAGGGGAAAAGCAGATATTTCTATTATGTGCGCTGAATGCGAAGAATTGTTTGAATATATCATTCCCGGTGAAACTGATTGACGAAGCGCCAATAGTATGTTATAATGTATTCATAAAAAGGGATGCATCTCCCTTTTGTACGGGGATAGTACATCGGTTAGTGCGCGGGTCTTATACGCCTGAAAGCTGGGTTCGATTCCCAGTCCCCGCACCATAAATCTTAAAGGAGGATTTTATAGCCTTGGAACTAGGAGACGAAGTATATTATATTAAAGAAGGCACATTTCGTGTAGATGAAGTATGTTGCCCGAAATGTGGTGGTAAGGGGTATGCTCGCGGTTTAAAAGCGGGATATCCCCTTTTACAAAGCGTTTGCCATCACTGCCATGGCATTGGGACAATCCCACATGACGTTAAAGGGTATAGAGTTATGGGGCCAAATACAATAGTAAACATGGCGCATGATAATATTGTAGTGAGTAGTCAGAGAATGTGGGACGAAATTGTGCTGTATAAAAATAAAAAGGGCGTTGATTTTCAAAGAGCTTTTACACGATATGCGGGTAAATATTCTTGGGAAACAATCGGGAAAAATGATGTTGTGGAATCGCCTCAGGCGGCCTATGAGTATATTGAAACTGTTGGCGGTATTTTAATCAATTAATAATTATATAGCGCCAACAATAACCGATGTTGGGACGGGGTTAGCTCATCTATGCTTAGCTATGCTATCGAGTGAGAAGTACATTAGTACACCTAAATTTGGAGATATTGAGTAGGAAGTGCGTTAGCATATTTAAATTGTAATATGATTCAGTTGACATGGTATTTTAATTAACTAAGGAGTGAATATTATGAAGTGTGAGTTTTGTAGTGGAGAAGCGGGTTGTGTATGCAATATGATTCAGCTGACGATTCAGGAGATTTCTGATAACGGTGTGCAGTCGCGTGGTCATTACTTTTGTTCGCCCGGTTGTTTGAAGCGGTTTGTGAATAATATGAATCCGCCTGATAATGTGAATATTGTATTGAGTTTAAATGTTAAGGACATTCAAAGGCTTATGAGGGGTTAAAATGGTAGAAATGAAAGATGGCGATTTAATTAAAGCTAAAGTGGATATTATCGCCCACCAAGTTAATTGTCAAGGAAAAATGTCATCTGGCCTAGCAAAAGATTTAAGGGGGATTTATAGGGATTTATTGAAACAATATAATAAATTCTGCAAACATTATGGGTTTTCTGAATCAATGATGGGAATTGTTCAGGTAGTTGAAGCTGAAAGATATGGTGGTAGAAAAGATTTAGTCGCCAATCTTTTTGCTCAATACGAGGAATCCTCTAATGGTGAGAAAATGACTGATTACAGGTCGCTCAAACAGTCTCTAATATTGTTAAGAGAATACTGTGAAACGCTTTCGTTTTCAAAAAGTGATGATGTTTGGACGATTGGAGTGCCTTACAAATTAGGTTGTGGCTGTGGTGGCGGTGATTGGAATGTTGTAAGTAAGATGTTGCACGATATCTTTGATGATAGCCAGAATATAAAATTAATTATTTTTAGGAAGAACGATGAGTTACAAGAAAAAGAATCTACCGATAACGAGTGAAGAATACTTTAATTATATTATGGAACAGGAAGAAGAGCGCCTAGCTGAAAAGGATTTAAAAGAAAGGCGTAGACCCAAGAAAAGAAAACCAGTTAAAATAAGAAAGGTAAAGGAGATTTAAAATGAGTAAAAACTACATGCCAGAAGTCGCCCGTATGTTGGGCGTAGAAATTGGGGAGGAGTTTGACATTTTTAATAATGAAATGGAAGAGCTTGTGCATGGCCCGTATAAAATTATAGATAACGCAATTGTTGATTACGTAGGGTGTAAGACCAAAAACTTACTTTATGGATTATTAACCGGAGAATACACCCTCCAAAAACGCCCGTAGAGACCGAAAAATTGCGAGATGTATTGGTTTGTTACGCCAGATGACAGTGTGGATTTTTGCTACTTCTTTAAAGATAAACTAAATTCAATTGCCATGTTAAATTTGGGCAATTGCTTTCCGAGTAAAGAAGTCGCTGAATACAATGCGCCGAGAATGTTAGAAAAGTTTGAGGAAATTAAGAAAAAATGCAGAGGATGAACATTAACACACCAAATGAATTAAGAGATGCGCTTTTAAAGGTACGCAAACAGAATAAAAAAGCCCTGTTTTTTGGATACGATGATGGTTATTATTGGGAACAGTGGTACCTTTATCCATTATCAGATGCTGTATTAGTAGTATTTAAAGTTGGAAGTTGCTCTGGATATATTGAAGAAGAAAATGATGTAAAAGAAATGTCGTATCAAGAATTATTTGGTCTTTTAAAGGATAAATTGTTTGAGAATGAAGAAAATTCTTTGATTGATATTTTAGATGAAACGTTAGACGCGGAAAATATTACTATGAAATCATCACATCGTCATCCAACTGACTATAATAACGTCGAAATTGACATTGACGACCTTCTTAATTTGATTGGGGTAACTGAATGATGAACGCAGTTGAATATTTAAAAATAAAGAGAAGAATGACACAATGTTGCAAAGCGTCATCTTGTTCTGAGTGCCCGTTTGAATCACATAATAATAAAAGACATATCTATTGTGCAAGTTTTGAACAGGATTATCCTCGAGAGGCTGTTTCTGTTGTTGAAAAGTGGGACAGAGAACATCCACCAAAGACCTACATGAATGTATTTTTAGAGAAGTTCCCGAATGCTAGATTAGAAGATGATGGGAGTGGGCTTTATCCTACTGCATGTATTGTAGATGTATATGGCGAAGATGATAAATCTGTGGAATGTATGAGACTGGGCTATACTTGTTATGATTGTTGGAACCAGGAGGTAAAAGAATGTTAAAGTATGTAAATGATGAGATGTTTTATAATGGAAAAAAATTAAAAGTTGTGGTGTCTGACTTGGTTAATTCTTGCAAAGAGCTTAACGAACTAGATTGCCTACTCTCAATGGTGTTTGAAGAAGTGTTTAATGGAAATTCAACGCTTGAAGCTCAACAGGTGAAAGATGAAGTACAGGAGATATTAGATGAAGAGCTATACATACATAGGTTTGTGCGGTAGTGAAATGAAGAAGAATGAAAAATATGAATGCATAAAAGGACTTGTGTTTAGTGATAGCGAAATTCCTCCCGTCAAGTTGGGCACAATCTGGGTGGAAACGCATGAGAAACGACCTGATAATTACGTACACCTTGAGCAAAACGGTGACCCGGGGGACTGGTTAGAAATACCAGAAGAAGCAATGCAAAAATATTTTAGGGAGGTTTAAATGAGTAAAGAATATATTATTGTAGAAGAAGAATTGCGGTTATTGCTTGAGAGAGAAGCTGAGTTATTATCTTTAAAATATAGCGGCGTGGATAATTGGGAATGGTATGAGGAGTCTTTAAATAATGCAGAAGAGGTACCAGAAAATTTAGGAGAACTTTATGAGGAGGTTGAAAGATGCTGGGAAGAGATGAGAGTGGAAGATTAGGTTTAGATAGTTTTGGTTTTGAATTATTTGTTGATGACTTATTTGATAAATGTAAAAACGTAGAAGAATTAGAGTGGCTTGAAGAACGAATGATGGAAATTATAGAATATAGAGAAGACGTTTTTGAAGAAGAGTTGGAGGTTGAAGAATGCAGTTAAAGATAGAAAGTGATTTTATCTATAAAGGTCTACGCTGTGTTGTTACCTTTACACCGGGAGGATATCGGTGTGGTTATGTTGGGGTAACATCAGAAAGTCAGTATTATGGAAAGTTCTATCATGATTTAAAGATAGAATGTCACGGTGGACTCACCTGTTCGGATGGTGGTAAAGATAGTGCGCATCCTATCAAATCCGATTTATGGTGGTTCGGGTTTGATTGCGGACATTTTGAGGATGGGAATGATATTGAATTGGCAAAAATGTATTATCCTAAAAGGCTTATTTTAGATATTGGATATGAAGGTCAAGTATGCTCTCTTGAGTACGTTCAAAATGAATGTAGAAAAATTGTTGACCAATTATTAAAAAATTAACAAAATAAAAAAGGAGGAAAACTAAATGAGTAATATGAGAGAAAAATGCGACTTATGTAATCATCATGACGTATGTAAGAATATTGAAGAAGCATACGCGCTACAAGATAAAGTAGACGGCATTCAACATAGCGATTCATTTGAAATAAATATAAGTTGTAAAAATTTTAGAGAAAACTATCCATTTGTAACAGCGCCTAGACATCTGAATCCTTTTAGAATCGACCCGAACACTCAGCCAAAAGTCACTGCTATGAATAAAGACGAAGATAGGAGTAGTTCATGTTAAAAGTTAGCAAACATTGCCAAGAAAGATACGCAGAACGTATCATGGGAAGGGATGAGAAACTATCTATTAATACCTACATTGCCCAAAATGAAGATAAAATTAGTGAACGTGTTAACAAAATGTATGAATATGGCACTAAAATTTATGAGGGAAAAACTAAAGAAGATGGAAATTTTGTCCATATTTTCTTTTCAAATCCATGGGTTCTATTAACAGACCGCAAAGAAGAAATTGCCATTACACTTTATAAAATTGAAGCAGTAAAAGAAGAAACGGAGCAAGATGCAGAGTTAAATAGTTTGTTTATTAGAACTAGAATAGATAAGCTTAATGCTTTAGATAATGAAATCACTGAATTAAAAAACGAAAATGAAAGTGAAGTAAAGAAGTTTCGTGATGAAATGGATGAAAATAAATCAAAAATTCGCGAATACGAGGATTTGATTGTGGCGCTTCGAAAAAGAAACGAAGGTTTACAAGATGTAATTAATTATGGTGATGCACGATTGCTCGAAGCCGAATCACGCTATCGAGATTTAATTGAAGAATTAGTAGGGGTAAAAATTTTAAAACGATGAAAAAGACTGAACTATTAAAAATGATGTTTGAAACAAAAGATGATACAGAAGGATTATATTGCGGGTTTTGCGTGGTAATTAAAAATGATGATATGGAGGTGCCTGAGTATATTATTAATACAGAGAAAGCTTTAACTTATAAAATTGTATATTATGCAAATGCTTATAATGAAGATTTAGAATTATTGACAAATCCAAAGATTAAAATTATTAACGCATACCCCATTGAAAAATCCTATTATTTTCTGTTTCACGAATAAAATTTTAAAAAGCGCCAGAAATCTATTGACATATTGGCGCTTTTGTTGTATAATATAGATATGGTGAGGGAGCGATTACAATCCCTTGAAGGCCACTGTTCCCCTAGTGGGTGTTTATTTTACAATTTTAATCTAAATAATAATAAAACTAATTTTGGCCGATTGACCACTAGGGGATTTAAAAAAGAAAGAGGGGCAATATGGCGCAAAAATTTGTAGTAACATTTATAATATTAGGGCTACTATTTGCAATTTTGAGTTGTATTTTTAGTGATTTTCCTAGTAGGAACAGCAGAAAAATAGCCGGATTTTTTATAGGTGTTTTGATAGTATGTATGATTTGTTTTTTTTATTTCTGTTGTGGTGTGTATTTGGACATAAGGAGGAAATATAATGTTTTGGTTTAATAAAGGTAATACGAATGGTGAAGTGGCATCATTAAACGAAGAAGTCAAAAATATTGACGATGAAATAAAAGAAGAAAAACCTATATCAGCAAGAGAAAAGAAAATATGGGATTTGAAAAAAGAATTAGGCGATAGTATACTGTATAAGAATGGTTATAGTGTATATGAAAATGAGAATGGATTATTTTATTATGAAATTAACGACGAACTTTCAGTTTTGAAAGTAAGTGCACTGGATATCCAAGATAAAGATGGGATTATTTATAATAAAATGAAGGAACTTTATGATGAAGAAGAAAAGATTTGGGTAGAAGGATATAAACGCATTCCATTTGATATGGTTGCAAAAGGATTAAAATATGAAATGGGGAAAGAATATAGTGTGGATTTTCCAATTTTATGTGTACGCGGATTTCATTTCTCCAATTCAGCAAGAGAAACTGTCGAAGCTTATAGCGCCAGAAAATCAAAATTATTTAAAGTAAAAGCTTATGTTTCTAAGAAGTATTACGAAAAATGTATTAAAGATGGGGACTGGAAAATTGTAGCATCAAAAATAATTTTGGAAGAGTATATTCCATTATATACTATGGATATAAATTGGGCTGAACATATTATTCAAGATATAGAAAACTTTCCATCATTTATGAAATGCAAAGATGAATATAAAGAAGAATTGTGTGATATGGGAAGAGATTTTCTTTTAGTATTTTATTTTAATAAAATCAAATCATTGTTAGAAGAAAGTGTTTATGATGAGAAAGGAAGACTCTTAAATTTAATTACTTATTATACGCATGATGATTTGAGGAATCTTGAGTTTATTAAAGATACTATTGAAGTAATGTGTGAATATGGAATGGATATTTCGGAATTAATTAATATTTTAATGAGTTCTCAAAGTTACCCAAACATAGGTTCGGCTTTAAAATGGAAAGAAATTTTACAACTGATTTAAGGTATGGAAAGAAATTTGAAAATATTGTATTTGATAAATTGAGGAGTGTTGGGCTTCAAGTAATAGATACCAGCAAAAATAAAGAGTACCAAAAATATGATATTGACGCAGAAATAATTATCAATAATAAGAAATATTTCATGGAAATTAAAGCTGATAAACGCATTAATTCTACCAAGAATATTTTTGTTGAAGATATGATGGAGCGCCAAGAAGGAAATAAAAAGGGCTGGTTACATTATTGTAGGAGCGATTTGTTATGCTATGTGGATGACATTAATCGTATTGCATATATTGTTAATTGGCCTAGACTTAAGAAATTTTGCACCGAACAGAGCGTTGAAAGTAAGTATTATCGTAGATTTTGGAATAAAACGGATAACTGCTATGGCGCTGGTTATTTAATCCCATTAGAATTTTTAAGGGAAAATAATTATATTTTTAAATGTTTAATTTTGGAGGAATAAATGGAACCTAGAATAGTAATGTGTTGGAATAAAAATCTAACTCCAATCGAACCTAAAGAGGGCGATTTGTGGTTTCCATCTGCTGATAAGGCCGGAGTATACTTTCGCACTATTTCCGATGAAAATCCGGTACCGGAAGATGCAGTAGAACTTAGTAAAGAGGATATAGATTTTATTAGGGCAAGTAATGAATATTGGGTAAAAAGAAATATGATGGAGGGTTTAAAATGGTAAAAAAAGGCGATATTGTAAGGATTAAAACGTATGAAGAATTGTTGAATGAGTATGGCGCGCCAGATGAAAATGGCACATTTCTATGTGGATATACTTATCCAAACGCAAAGGCGAACCGAAAAGTTGCAAATTATTTTACACCAGATATGCAAAAGCTATGTGGCATGAGTGGATATGTTGCGTCTGTTAATGGGCCGAATAAAATTTTATTACATGATGCACGTTATTTAGACCCTGATTATAAACCAGAAGATGGTGGTTTAAATTGGATGTTTGATTTTTCCCCGGAAATGTTTGTTGAAAATGAGTAGGATTAAATACAGAGTGGGCGATACAGTAAAGGTTCGTCCACTTAAAGAATTATTAGATATTTGTGAGGAAGTTGATTCTGAGAATGACTTAGAAATTGAAGGGGACTATTTCGTTTTAGAAATGAGAGATAAATGTGAATGTGTTGGTGTAGTAATGGATATAGGCATAATATACAATTCATTATTAGATAAACATATTCAAAATATTTATATTTTATTTGAAGGTGAAAACGAACTTTATCCTTTTAGTTTTACAGCGCCAATGTTAGAACTTGTTAAAGAATCAGAAACCCCATTCAAACAAACAATTGTTCTTGATTTTGATGGCGTTGTTAATAGTTACAAATCAGGTTACAATGGAATTGATACCATCCTTGACCCACCAACAAAAGGAATTAAAAAAGCTATTGACGATATGCGTGAAAAGGGATATAGTGTAGTTATTCAGAGTAGTAGATGTCGATGGAAAATTGGAAGAGAGGCTATCAAAGAATGGCTAGATAAGAATGATATTAAGGTCGATGATATTACGGATAGTAAACCAGCCGCCATTGCAGTAGTGGATGACAGAGCGATTGTTTTTAATGGACATTCTGCCACTCTTCTGGACAGAATTAAACGGTTTAAACCATGGTATAAAAAGGAAAAATAAAATTACGCTTTTAAAAATATAACTTTGGAGAAAAATATGACAATTAATGAGTTGCTAAATAGATTAAATGTGGCAAAAAAGAGATATGACGGAAATTTAGAAGTGGTGGTTGAAATGCCAAGTGGCTATTGTGAGAGTATCCATAAGACAGCCGTAGGTGATGTGGTAATTCTTAAAGGCGGCTTAGTAGATTGTGAGAAGATGGCGCTTGTAATTGAGCCTGAGAGTGGAGGTTTGGACACGTATGGACAACCAGCGGAAAAAGTATATTCAGCATAAGCAGATGGTGTTTGATGTCAACCATAAAATGAAGAAGAAAATAAAGAAGTTGGGCAATAAAAGAGTTAGACGAGAGGCGAGGTTAATTAATTATGATGGTTTTCAGTAAGGAAAAATTTTTAGAAGATATTGGTGGCGCTTATGATGGCACCGCTGAAGAAGAGTGGGTAGAAGCCTGCGATGGAAACAGAGTTTATTGTAGAGCGGATGGTGTTTGGATGTGTGTCGGGAACGATGGCATTAAATATAAAATGGATTTAAATTGGTGTAATGATATTGATTGAAATATAATGTATAATTATAAGTTAGTAATGTATAAAAATAAAATTGAAAGAATATCACGTTCATATGAGCATGACGATAGGCTTTTTCTTATATGACTAAAATGTCAAAATAAAAATCCTAGTAATTACTAGGGTTTTTTACTGCCATTTTGTCAATAAAAATGCCCTTTTAATGATTTGACAAATATTGAGTATTTTTTTTGTAAAAAGGGTTGACAATGCATAAATAATGCGCTATAATGTATATAAAGTAAGGAGTGAGAGTTAATGAACAAAAATTGTGTAATGACTATGAAAGAGTTTGTCGAAAATTGGTTGTTTCCGATTATAGAATCCCTTCCGAAAGAAGAGCGAGATAAGTTGTTGGAAAAGATGATTGTTCAGGCAAATGAAGAAAAATCGCGCCAGAATCTATCAGTGGATAATGAGAGAATTTTTAAGAGAGTGCGAGATGAAGTATTGAGTTTGCCGAAGGAAGAGAAGCAAAGAATAAAAGAAAAATATGAGAATGATGACGATAGTATATACGCGTCACCAGAAGATTTTGAAGTAGATTTTCCGACTACAAAAGAAGAAGCGGCGTATACTATTATAAATATGTGCAAAGATTGTGATAATAGATATAGTTGCAGCGGTTATGAAAGTAAAAAGTGCAATGAAAAGAAAGAAAAAATAAAAAATTTTTTTAAAAATAGTTGACAAGTAAGCGCCAACATGATATAATATAGACATAAAGTTGATTTAGTATAATGAGAATTGGGTAAATACTAATATTTAATATTAACATGGCATGTATTTAAATGAACTGGACAGGCTTAAAAAAGAGATAAGCGCCAAAGAGTTTAATATTAACGTGGTATGTATTTAAATATTTTAGAAGTTTTGGAATTATTTGATATTAACATATATAAAGTAGGGGAAAAATGATTATTAAGAAATATTTTTATAAAAATAAAACAGAAGAATGCGAAGAAGTATATGATTTATATGATTTTCCGTTTGATATAATCGTAAATTATTGTTGTTGTGATTGGTATATTCATGTAAAAATCGGAGCGAGCTCTTACCCATTTTGTAAAATATTTAATAATGAAAAATATTTTGATACTGATAAATATGATGACGAAGAAATAAATAAATTTATTAAAAAAACATTACAAGAAATAAATGAAATATATATCAATTTAAAAGATTGGTTTTACGGGGAATTCTATATAGACGAAATCAATAGAAATCCATACCCAGATATTGAATGGGATGACTAAAAAAATAAATTTGACATAACAAAGGCAATATGTTATAATCAAAAGAACCGAGGTTAAACCGGGGATAGCTCGTTGATACTGTGCTTAGGTACTTGAGCGAGAAACATTGAATGTTAGCACAACAAAAATGGGATAAATACTATAGTTTAAGATTAACATTGTATGTATTTAAATTTAGTTAACGACTGGCGCACCTTTTCAAATTTCATGTTTGAGGTTAACATGATATGTATTTAAATTATTGGCGGTTATATCCCTTTCAACAATGAGGACAATGTTTAAGATTAATATGAATTATATTTAATTTTTAAAATTTATATAAAAAAGGAGAACAAAATGCTAGTATTTAGTAAAGAAAAAATGATTGAGGTTATAGGTAAGAATGCCTATGAAGCCGGGAAAGCTTTAGCTGATGAAATGGGTATCGAAATGCCATACGATAAAATGGATATGATGCCGATAGTAGGAGAATTTTGGTATGATGAATTATTAGGCGAAAATGAAAAGACTTATATTGTAGAAGCGGAGGATGGAGAATTATTAAAAGTAAATTCTTTATGGTGTATCGATGCAGAACCTAGAGCTTATGGCTCTACAAAAAGGACATCCATTGAATTGGAGGATGAAAATTCCGAGACATCAAAAGGGTTTGAACTTTTATATGCTTTAAGATATGCTAATGAAATTGAAGAAAAAATTGAAAACAATGAAGAAATTTCTGAAGAAGAAATGTCCACTTTACTTTCACTTATGATTGATATGATGGGATATGGCGAAGAGGAAGAACGAGAAGAGGAAAATAAGAATGAAACTTCCGATAATTTTGACGAGTCTTTAAGCGAAATAATTGATGGTTTAAGACTTTTGCAAAAATACGGCCACATTATGTAGCCTATCTCCTTTGGATGAGAGGATGTTTTTATGAGAGATAAAATAAAGTCAATTTTATTATGGGTGTGCTACGGGTTTTGCGGTGTTGGCACTACAGTGTTATTCATAGCGTTATGTGCTTTAATTTGCGATGGTATTTTTACGTTAACTTTGTATATGAGGATGCTAGGATTAGGTAATGGCGCTGTTATTAATGTACTTATTTGCGCTATGATTTTAGGATTTTTTGCTGGGCTAATTATCCGGCGTTTAGAATTAACTAAGCAACTTAAAACATACAGTTCTTTGTATGTAGATGCACATGGGAATGAATATGAAATTATTAAAGGCGTAAAAGATAAAGATGGAATGCCTTATGTAATCGTAATGGATTATCCTAAAAAGAATAGCGCCACTGCATATACGCTAAAACACCTTAATGATTTATTTAAGGAGAAAGACGCGTGAAATTAAAATATAGCATCATTACTATCATCGGGGTTATAGCGCTGGTGGTAGTAATGTGTTTGTCTTATTGGAGGATTACGGCTACACATGAAAAGGATATAGGAGAAATGATGGAAGAACAATATTACTATCTTATTCCAAACGATAATAAACCTGAGCATGTAAAAACTTTTCATACCCCACAAATTGGGGAAGAAGTTTATAAGAATGGAAGTTATTATGTAATTGAACGAATTATCTATAATATGGATTCAAATAATTTAAATGTGCATTGCAGAAAGGTTGAAAAATAATGATTTTTGTAACAGGTGATGTACATTGTCCCATAGATATTCATAAACTCACTACAAAAGCATGGCCCGCACAGCGCCAACTAACTAAACAAGATTACCTAATTGTTTGTGGCGACTTTGGTATTGTGTGGGATAATAGTAATACAGATAAGTATTGGCAGAAATGGTTCGACAATAAACCATTCACAACTTTATTTGTTGATGGCAACCATAGTAACCATCACTTATTAAACGAATTCGAAACAGTTAATTTATTCGGCGGAAAAGCACATAAAATTAATAACAGTGTATATCACCTGATGCGTGGAGAAATTTTTATTATTGAAGATAAAAAGTTTTTAGCATTAGGAGGTGCGCCATCTCATGACAAAGAATTAAGAACTCCCGGATTAGATTGGTGGCCAGAGGAAGTTCCGAATAATAAAGAATGTTTAAATGCGATAAATAATTTGCAAAGAAATAATAATGAGGTAGATTATATTATTACACATGATATACCTACCTATGTTGGACTTTTGAGAAATAGGTGGTTTGAACCCAATGCATTTACAAATTTTTTAAGTGATGAAATTTTAAACGCGGTTAAATTTAAGAAATGGTTTGCTGGACATTACCATATAGATGACGATTTATGCTTTCATAAAATGGAGGGCAACAATAAAGTTATACCTATGGGGCTTATGATTGAATATGGTGATTATATAAGTGAGTTTCATATATTATATGATAGAGTTTTAGAATTAAATTGACAAGCATGGAGGCAGTATGGACAAAATTAAAAATATTTTATGGTGCTTTTTTGAAGCGATTTTTGTTGTTTTTAGTATAATGGTTGTTTTTGGATTTGCAACAGATAATCTTTTTAATTTTTATCATTTACTTGGACAGTTAGGCGTAACAATTACGGAAGCAAGAGTAATGGCAGTAATTATTGGTTTTATTGCATTTATGGTACTCTTGCAAATGCGCCACCATCGTATTAATAAGTATGAAAATAATAGAGAACTTGTTAAAAATGTAAAGAACATAGTTGAAGATGAACTGAAAGAAGGTTGACATATTGGCGCTATTATGTTATAATGGAACAAAGGAATGTGATGGTTGTATGTGGTGTTACGACCATGACCCTTATGAAGTACAGGAGCCAGATGAAGATTTTGAATTTGATTCCCAGAGAGAAAAGGAGTTAATCAAAGATTGACAAATCGTTAGCAAGAACCGCTGTTAGGACGGGGATAGCTCGTTGATACTGTGCTTGTTGGAGTGCTTGAGCGAGAAGCGTGAAAATGTGCCTAAATAAGGGGAGCCTTTGTCTTATTATCTAAAACAAGCGATGGATTTAGATATTAATGGGAATAATTCAATTATGGAAAAAGTAGCACAAGATATGCTTTACGACATTATAAAGAATGAAGTATTAGAAAGTTTAATGGTAAGATGAAAATAGTTGTTGATAAATATCCAGAAAGTTGTGCAGAATGTTTATTCAAGAGTATTAAGAGCAATCATGTTTATGGTGGAAATTCAGAATATTACGAATGTAAGATTTTGCCATATGCTAAAAAAGATACTAGTTTAAAATACAAGCGGCGAACAAATTGCCCCTTGATTGAATATAAAGAAGCAAAGGAGATTGATGATGGAAGAAATTAAAAAAGATGAAACAAGAAGTGTAAGATGTAGTGTAAAATATGAAGAAATGGAAAATGGTTTTTCGAGATATCAATTTGCCGTTCCAACAGAAGATTTATTTGAAGGGTATGGACTATCAAATGGGTCGTATTTTGAATGCAATATTAATGATGAATTAAAAGTTATTCACGTTGTAGCGCTCGAAGCAAATCAAATTGTTAAAATTGATTTTGAAGATGTTGGTGAAATGTTATGTAGTGTCTATGTTTTTGTAGGTATGAATCCAATGACACCTGAAGAAGCAGAAAAATTCCAAAAAGAAATGGAAGAGCGCCAGAAAGAATTTGAAGAAGAGCAGGAAAGGGAACAAGAAGAGATGGAGGCCGCAAAAGAACAAGTCGAAATGAGCGCTCCAGAAGATGCAGAATTTGAGGAATTTGAAGTTGAACTTGACCTAACGAAAAAGAAAAGAGAAGAGAAATGATACATATAGTAGTATATGCTTGGGATGACTTTTCAAAAGATTGGGAATCAATCGGGAATATGGATTTCAGAGATTATCCTGTCATACCGAATGAAAATGAAAAGATTGTAATTAATCTTAGCAATGGAACAGTTTATCATGGAATAATTGCAAAGAGAGAGTTTCATTACCATTTTGAAAAAGGAGTAAATCACCATGTAGAAATAAAATTATTCGTAGAAGATGACTAAAAAATAAATTTTTATAATTGTTTGCTTTTTAAAGCATTTTTAAGAAATAGAGCTTTATAAAAATATTTGTAATTAATTAAATTAGGATTGCTTTTGAATTTAGAAATATTTAAAGAAAAATACCATACCCTGTTGACAAAATGCATGGGGTGTGGTATAATTATTATAGAAAAAAGGAGGTACATATGAAGATTAAAGTGTATAAAGAAGTGGATGTTCCACAGTATCCAGAAGATTTTTATTCTTTTAAAAATGGTGTAAAGATAAAAGATAAGGATATTAATAAGTGGATTAAAACTGGAATTCAAACGCTTGAAAATGATGATGATAGTAGTTATTATTATTGTTCGTCTGGGAATAGTATTGTCATTATCCTTAAAAGCGAAGATGGTGAATACTATATAGTTGTTTCACATGATTACAGTGATGCTAATATAGAATTGGAGGACAATTAAATAATGAAAGAAGTAGCGCCAAAAGTAAAATTATTATCTTACACACCGGAGCCAGAAAAAGCGGTAGCAACGGCCGCTAAGCTCTGCTATAGTGATAAATCGGCCGATGATTTATTTAATATCTCAACAAACGAAGAGGCTGAAAAATTCTTAAAACGTTTACCAAGTACGCATGGAACGCCTTTAGAACAAGCCGATTTCACATTCTCTATTGAGGGAATTTCGCGTTCCACTAGCCATCAGTTAGTGCGTCATCGGTTAATGAGTTTTAATCAGCGCTCACAACGATATGTGTCAGAAACTGACTTTAACTATGTTATCCCCGAACCAGCACTTATTGCAGGAGGAGAAAAGATTAGAGATGTGTACATCAGAGCCATGGAATCATCGTATGGCGCGTATAATGATATCATTGATGAGTTAATTAAAAGTGGTATGAATGAGAAGCAGGCATACGAAAATGCTCGTTATGTACTTCCAAATGCTTGTGAAACCAAAATGATTCTTAAAGCAAACGCTAGAGAATTGTTACATTTTTTCAACCAAAGATGTTGCACTAGGGCGCAAGATGAAATACAGGATGTTGCCAATCAAATGTTAAGAGAGTGTAAAAAAGTAGCGCCAGTATTATTCAGAGACGCTGGGCCGTTTTGTGTAGGTGGAAATTGCCCAGAAGGAAATATGTCTTGTGGAAAATCTAAAGAAATGAGGGAATATTATGGGAGTTTATAAACATAAGCCAACATTAATTGAGGCAGTAAGAATTAAACTATCGTGTGCATATACTGAAAACGAATTTAGAGATTTACTAAGATTTCTTGAAAAGAATAGATTAAGGATGGAAGTTGTAAATGAAACGTCCCCTATTCATTATGCTTTTAGGTCTTTAGATAGCGGCGAAGTATTATTTCACTCCCCATTCAATACTTACCTAGTAAAAGGAATTGATGGCGAATTTTATAATGTTTCAGTTGATACATTTGAAAAGTCATATGAACTGGAAACAAAAGAGATTAAAATAGATTATACCGACCATTTTGATGAAGAACTACTTAACGAATTGAAAATAACGTTAAATTTTTAAGGAGGGTATTATGGTATCAGAAAAATTAATTGAATTTAAAAGAGTGTGTGAAGAATTAAGTGAAGTATATGTAAGCAAAAATGAAGAATATGGTGATAGCTTTGGGCAAATGTTTGATGAGGATGGTGTAAAACCATGTCTCTACCAGATTAAACATAAGTTAAATCGTGCGCTACAAATTGCCGATAAAGACGATGTCGTATACGAATCCTTAGAAGATACATTAAGAGATTTGGCAAATTATTCTATTATGACTTACATGGAATATCGCCTTAGCAACAAACCTAAAGTTAAATTTGATGATTGCAATGGAGATTCGATTTCAGGGAACAGTCTATCAGATTTTAATGAGGCATTCGAGAGATTCGTTACAAATGAAGCAGGGAATGACACAGAAAAGGATGAATCATCCGAAATTCTTAAACAACTAAAAGCGTCATTCATTCCAGAACTCTTAAATATTATTGACGAGGAAGAGGACGAGGACGCAAAAATGATGAGAAAAGTGTGTGATGACTTATACAATGCTAAAACCGTAGAAGAGTTTTTTAATTCATTAACAAATGATATGGAAGAAATGATGAATAGCGACAGCTACAAAGACCTATCATTGTATGAAAGACAGAATTTAGAAAGTATCATTGAAGGCGTAACTGCATTTGGAAAAATGATTATATTAGCAGAAAGGGTTGGTGTTATTTAATGGACGAAAATATTATTCAATCAGATTCTCGGAATTCATCAGTAGAATATGGTACTATCGAAGCGCCATTAATCGATACACCTATTATGCAGTATTCAATTCCTGATGAATTAATTTTAGAAGATATCAGTGTTGTAGCGGATGATGGCAATGTAGAAATTAGCGGCTCAGACGAAGCGCGGGCGGAGATGTTTGGTGCTTTAGGAAAATACTTTGCAGAAGTCGGAAATCCTGAAAATAATGCAGATAATCCGTTTTTCAAATCAAAGTATGCGCCACTCAGTGAAGTTTTAAATACCATTCGCCCCGTCATGGGTAAGTATGGTTTGGCGCTTATTCAATCCCCAAAAGTCACAAGTGATGGCATGGGAAGTGTGCAGACAATTTTAACGCATGAAAGCGGTGCTTACATGTCCTTTCCATCTTTAACAGGAAAACCAGCCAAAGCAGATATTCAGGGTATGGGTGCTGTAATTACATATCTAAGAAGATTTTCGGTTAATGCTATTGCTGGTGTAGCCGGAGAAGTTGATGATGATGGTAACGCCGCCGCTGGTGTTAATAAGAAATCTCCAGCAAAAACTGCTAAAAAAACAACAGCAAAAGCAAAAGACCCTCTAAAAGAAAATCTTATTGCAGAATGTGCCAAATATACTCAGAATGATAGCACTCGAAGACAGAGGGTAATTGAAGCATTAAAACAGGTAGAACCAAAGGGTGATGTAAATAAAATCACTACTGAGGCAGACATTAAAAAAGCACTTGACATTGTGAAAAATTTGGAGTAAAATATGTATGAAGGTGAAATGCATCTATTATTAGGATGCGATGAAAGTTTCGATAACATTGATATCGATGAACTATTAATCAATGTACAAGATGTATTTCGTGCATGGGGAATAGAAGTCGAAGATTTGTATATAGAATATTAACAAAGAGAGGTAATAACTTATGTGGGTAAAAGAACAGTATATGTATTTAAACGGAAATAATTACGAGGATAAGGGAAATCTGGCGCGGGCATCTGTATCAGTTCCAGACAAAAATCCAAAGGGCGAACGAATTTATTCAAGATTTTTCTGCACATTCTTTGGCAATGCGTACGAAAAAGTTTCCCAAAATCCAGACATTAAATCATTCAAACTCTTACAGGGGAAAATGCAAAATACCCCTTATGTTAACGCAGATGGAGAAAAGCGCTATCCCAAGAATCCCGTTTTAAATATCTATGATATTGATGAAATCACTTATAATGAAGATTCTGCAACCGTTACTCCATTTTAGGGTGTAATCAATGAGTTTAGATATTAATAAACTCATTGTACAAGATTTGACAGGTGTTAATAGGTATTCATTCAGTCGATTGTCTACCTATCATACCTGTCAATATCAATATAATGAGCGATATAATAGAAAAAAGCATGGATTATCAAATGGATTTTCTTCATATGGAACAATGGTTCATTCAATATTAGAACTATATTTTAACGAAGAGTTAGGTGCTAACGATTTAAAAGATGAATACGTTGAAAGATTTTCAGAAGAATGTTCAGAAGGTATTCAAATGTTAATACCTTCAAAGAATAATGACTTCTTTGAAAAGGATTTGACCGAACTATATTATAATGACGGATATAGATTCTTTGAAAACTTTGAAGGTTTTCAAGATAATTTTGGGAACAAAGACAAATATAAAGTTTTGGGAGTTGAAGAAAACTTTAACTTGCTAATAAACCACAAAGATAAACCCTTTATTTTAAATGGATTTATTGACTTAATTATAGAAAAAGATAATGAACTTTATGTCATTGACCACAAATCTAAAGGGAAATTTAAATCTGTTGGAGAAAAAGCAGAGTATTGTAGACAACTTGCGCTCTACTCTTTGTATGTTCAATATAAATGGGGTAGACCTGTTAAAGAGGCATGGTTTAATCAGTTTAGAATTAATCATATTGAAAAGTTTAAAATGACTGATGAAGTCATAGAAGAAGCGTTAGATTGGGCCGTTGATACAGTAAAGAACATTGAATCAGAATTTCTATGGCTACCAAATACTTCTGACATATTTTATTGCACTAATCTTTGTGATTTTAGAGATGAATGTGAATACTATGCAAAAGAAATTGAAGCAAATTAAAAAATAAGAGGTGGTTTTAATTTGGAAGAGATGTTAAAAAGAAAAAACATTAATGAATTAAAAAGTCCAAATGCAGAAATGGCAGTAATTAGTAGCATTATTAAAAAGCCAGTCCTTATTTTTGCATCAGAGGGTTTGACTTATAAACAGTTTTATGACAAGACCAATAGGTCAATATATTGGGCATTTACAAAATTAGTTACAGAAGGTGCAAAAGTAGACATAAAGCCAATTGATATTGCTGGCGCGCTATCTTCTACTGATGCAAAAACTGAAAATATTGATGATATTGAGTTCTCAATTATTGAAGATATCTTTGATAATGCTGACCTACTTCCTGAGCGAACCACCGAAGCCTTTAAGATGTCCAAACGCACTGTGCAAGATTATGCATTAAGAAGAAATACATATCAAGCATTAAAAAAATGCGAAGGCGGATGTTTTAATAATGATATTTCTAATATCTTAAGCACAGTCTATGATGAACTTGAAAAAGTTAGTCGTGACTATGCTATGATTAAGGATGTTAAAGAGTTTAAATATAAAGTAAAACCTCTTAAAGAGAAGTTGCTGAGAAGGCAAAAGGGCGAAATTAAATCTATCTCCATGCAAATCCCAGAACTTGACAGATATGTTCAACTTGAAGAAGGGGAACTTGTTATCATTGGCGCTGAACAGAAGGTTGGAAAATCAGCATTCCTATTAAGCACTACTGTATTTTTATTAAGACAAGGAAAAAGAATTGTTGTTATTGACAGTGAGCTATCGGATGAGTTATACTATATGAGGATGGTTGCACATGTTTCAGGGGTTGATTTTTCAGAAGTAAAAAATGGAACTGATGACCCAGAAAAATTAAAACGTATTGAAGAAGCCAATAATGAGATTGAAACTTTTAATTTCTATCATGAGTATGTTCCAGTATTTGACAATACGGAAATTATGATGTTAATTAAACGTTGCAACGCCATTGAAAAACTTGATTTAGTAGTCATTGATTACTTTAAAAACTCAACCGAAGGTGGAGCATTTGAGGTGTCTCAAGCTATGGGAAGAACTGTTGATATGATTAAGAATGATATTTGTGGGGATATGGGTATCCCCGGACTGGGTGCCGCTCAAATGAACCCAGATGGGAGTGTGGCGCTTAGTAAAAATATTGCAAGAAACACATCTACACTTATTACATTGGAGCGCAAAGCGCCAGAAGATATATTTAGAGATGGAAATTCGTGTGGAAATACTAGATTAAGGGTTGTGTTTAACCGTAATGGGGAACAACATAACTCTAATGAGTGGATTGACATTCAGTATGATGGCAATACTCTTAACTACCATCAGGCTCAAAATCAGCATAGGGACGAAAGAGACGAAGCAGACGATAACGGATTGCCATATTAATATGGCGGGGGTGAGCAATTGGATTACGAAGAATTACTTGAAGAAGTTGACATTTATGATTATGTTTCTCAGTATGTAGAACTAGAAGAAAGGGGTGGTGAATATTGGGGTTTAAGCCCTTTTAAAGAAGAAAAGACACCATCATTTTCAGTAGATACAGAAAAGCAAAGATTTTGTGATTTTAGTAGTGGATATAGTGGAGATTTGCTCACCTTTATAAAAGAATATCATCATGTGGATTTCTTGAACGCCATGCAAATGTTGATGAAATTTGCTGGGATTGAAGATACTGGTGAATATATCAGTCGGCCTAGCATTTTAAAAGAAATGCGGAAATATATATCCAAAAAGAAGAAAGAAAAAGAATATGTTTATCGTAAAATTTTAGACTCTTCTTGTATGGATAAGTATTGGGATGGCGAGGAAAAATTAATGAGTTGGATAAGGGAAGGTATAGATAGACAAACATTAAAGAATCATCAAGTTAAATATAACCCGCAAGACGATTCGTTAGTTTTTCCTCTATTTGATTCTAATGGAAATATTATTTCTATCTGTAGCCGCACATTATGTGGCCGTATACCAAAGTATATTTCTTATAATAAATATGATGGCGTTGATTTTTTCTATTGGGAATATCAGAACAGAAAAAATATTATAGATAAAAATGAGATAATTATTTTTGAAGGAGCCAAATCAGTCATGGTTGCTGAAAGTATGGGGTATAATAACTGTGTATCATCCCAAACAAATCACTTAAACGATGACCAACTAAAGATATTAATTCGGTTAGGGGTTCCCGTAGTATTTGCCTACGATAAAGGCGTTGATATAAAGCAAGATAAAAACATAATGAGATTGGCGCATTATACAAAAATTGAATACGTTCAAGATGATTGGTTTCTATTAAAAAATAAAGACGCGCCTATAGATTATGGTTTAGATATATGGAAATATCTTTATGAAAGGAGGAAAGTTTTGTGAGGATTATGTTTAAGAATTCTGGCAATCTTATTGATACGTACGATTATGAATTTTACGTTCCAATTGGTGGCGGTTTATCTGCTGTAAATCGTCGCAACAATACTATCATAGATTGTTTATCCAGTACTGACACCGGAGATTTTAATTCGTCCTGCGATTGGTTAATAGATTTATTTGCCGCAATTTTACAGGCTGACCAAGCCGAGTCGGTACACTCTACTGGAATTCTTGTCGATAGTGACGCAAATGTACGGCTTGTTAAACCGCTTGCGTATGAGGAATGTACTTTCGATAGTATAATTCAATACAAATAGTATGAAAAATATAGTTTTATAAGTAAAAAATAATACTAATAGTATAAGAAAGGGTCAATAAAATGGAAATTTTAATTAAGAACTTAAGAGGCGTGGAATTGCCTGAAAAATTTGATGTTGGAGATTGGATTGACTTAAGAGCCGCAGAAGATACTTCATTAAAAAAAGGCGATTTTAAATTAATTCCACTTGGTATTGCTATGAAATTGCCAGAGGGATATGAAGCGTTAGTTGCGCCACGTAGTAGTACATTTAAAAAATATCGAATTACTCAGGCAAATTCTCTTGGCGTCATTGATAATTCCTATTCGGGAGATAATGATGAATGGATGTTTCCAGCCATCGCCCACGAAGATACATTCGTCAAAAAGAATGAAAGAATCTGCCAGTTTAGATTGATTAAATCTATGGATAGTGTAGAGTTTAAAGAAGTTGACCATCTAGATAGCAAAGACCGGGGTGGTTTTGGAAAAGGAACTGAGAATTTAAAATGAATGGATTTATAGAATCATTTTTCTTTTCACTATTTATATTAGCAATTACAATCATAGAGAGTGTTGTAATTTATATTGGGTCTTCTTTTATTGTAGAGGCTATAGAGCTAAAAGAAAAAATGGGGGTCTTAGCTGGAGTTATTATTGCTGTAATAGGTGATATCGCAATGATTGGTACGTGGATTCTTATTTATAAAAATTTTCCATTTTGATTGGAGGCTCAATGAAAGAGAAGAGATTGAATTTTACACAATTAGTTAACCAATGTAAGGCAGATAGGGAATATATGTGGTATTGTAATGAACATAATCTGCCACTTGGAAAGGCTATATGTAATAAAAGTGGTATTGTTTTTGAAGTATATGTAAATGATAAAGACGGAGAGTTTCGTAATTTTGTTAAAGGAATTGGAAACATTCCTATCTTTTTCTCAAATTCAGATTATTTTGTGGAGGTGAAAGATGAGAGTAGTAAATAGTTGTTTGCTTCATTTAGAGATTGTAGAGGAAGATTCGACAGAAGAATGCGAAAGAATTATTAACATTATTAAAAATCGTCCAGAAGAATACAAAGAAGCCCTATTAGATGCAGTGTTTAGTTGCTTTGATGAAGAGGATTATTGCAGAGTGGTTAGCGCTAATACATCATTCTATGAGGATGGCGCTGAGGAACCGAAAGAATCATTTGACTTTGACTTTGAAGAATAGTATAATGACCTAGGAGGAAGTAATTTGGAATTAGAACAATGGATTAGCACAGAAATCGGAAAAGATATTTGGAAAAACAAGTATCAATATGAAAATGAAACTTTTGAAGAATGGAAAAAACGTGTGGCAGGGAATGGTAAAATTATTGAAAAGCTTATTGAAGAACAGAAGTTCTTACCGGGAGGTAGAATCCTTGCCAACAGAGGTCTAGCGGATGCCAAAAAACTAACATATAGTAACTGTTATGTAGTAAAAGCGCCAGAAGATAACATTGAAAGTATCTTTGACTGTGCACGAGATTTGGCAAGAACGTTCAGTTATGGCGGCGGTTGTGGTGTAGACATTAGTAAACTTGCTCCTAGTGGCGCTAAGGTAAATAATGCGGCCAAAACAACAAGCGGTTCTGTCAGTTTTTGTGATTTATATTCATTAGTTAGCGAATTAATTGCTCAGAATGGTAGACGTAAAATAGCTTAATTTAATCACCGAAAATATATAGAGTAGGAGATAATATATGGAATATAATAAATCAAATGGATATAACGATGAGGATATGTTTAACAAAATTGATACACCTGATAAGGCATATATTATAGGATATATGCTATCCGTTGGATGTATTTGTAGCGCTAACATTAGATTATCTTCACCATTGGCTTATAGGGAAATTTTAGAATATATTTCCAGAGTTATTGGAGGAGATAAATGTAAGGTTCTTACTGTAAGTATAGGTGATAAAAGATTTTTGGGAGCTATGTATGAGACAAACAACAAAAATATTATTACAGACGTTAACAAACATAGTGGAAAATCAGGCGACCGACATTTGCCTATTGTAAAAAAAGAACTCAAAAGATATTTATTGCTTGGTTTTTTTGATGGAAAAGGGTATATTGATTGGGGAAAAAGAAAAGATAGAAATAAAGTTTGGCAAAAGATTTCGCTTATTTCCCGATATCGCCTATTAGAGGGCGTTCAAAATATATTAATAGATGAAGTTAATGCTTCCTCAAAAATAAGACCAAAAGGAAAAGGAAAGCAATTTATTTTAGAAATTTCCAACAAAGAAGATGTTTTAAAATTTTTAGATTACATATATCCTAATGATTTATTTATTATATCTCATAGAAAATATAAAAAAGCTAATGCCCTGCGTCTTGAATTGGGTGAATTCAGGGAAGACCCAAGAACCCTGAGCGAAACTATATAATGTAAAAGGTATATAGGACGTGCAGAGACTAGTAGTTGAGGATAACAATAAGACTACATTAGCGCCCGAGCCACTAGATTAGTGGTAAGAGATAGTCCATATTGGGGGCATTGATGATTAGCCTTGATTGTAGCCATCCAGACCTTGAAGATTTTATTGACTTAAAATCAGAGGCTGGAAAAGTTACTAAGGCGAACATCTCAATTAAAGTAACAGATGAATTTATGAATGCTGTTATTAATGACGAAGAATACACATTAAAGTATTATCGTAAAGAAACAGGAGAAGAAATTACAAAAGTAATTAACGCTCAAGATGTATTTATGCGTTTAGCAGAGATGAATTGGCGGCAGGCTGAACCCGGATTATTATTTTGGGACAGAATTAATAACTATAATTTATTAAGTGAAGACCCTGATTTTGAGTATGGGGGTCTAAATCCATGTGCTAGACCAAGCTAAAGTGCTTTTTGGCGCATGTAAAACATCGGGCAATATCGGGGAAGACTAAGTTGAAAAATAAGTTAATCCCGAGATAATTTCTTAGATTGCGAAAGGCTAAGAAACATCGTAACGCATAGGTGGTGAATAAATATAATCCACCCACGAGTGTCCGAGATATGATTAGAGGTTTATTATGTTAATATACAAAGCAACAGACATTGAAAATAAAAAGGTTTATATAGGGGCTACAACAAAGAGTTTAGAAGAGAGAAAAAATAGGCATATAAAAGATAGCAAAAGAGATGGAAGAAACCATTATAGATTTGCCGCCGCTCTTAATGATAGAGAAAATAAATTTACATGGGAAGTATTAGAATATTGTAATACTGAAGATGACATGTGGAAATTAGAAGATTATTACATTCAACTTTATGAGTCAACAAATCCTGATAAAGGATACAATATGAATGGTGGCGGAAAATCGGGTAAAAAATCTCAAGAAACAAAAGATAAGATAGGAACAATAGGCAAATTACAATGGAATACAGGGAATTGTGCAAAAGATAAAATTGAAGCAGGTAGACAGAGGGCTATAAAAGTTTGGAAACAAAAATGTAAAGAGATGCGTATTGAATTTATATGTCCTGTTTGTGGTAAAAAACTTTTATTAACTAGAAGTGAATATCAAAAGAGAACTTATTGTTCCGTAGAATGTTCTAATGCTGACAGAAATAATGAAGTAGGAATTACAAATGCTAATATTGTAAATGATATTCTATATAAGAAAAAATGCGATACAGTAAAGTCTATCATTATTCTTTGGAAGTATAAATACAAAAATGACATAATAAATTGTAAAATGAATAACACTACCATTGTATTGAAACCCTTATGTGACGCATGTGAAAAGCTTGTTGGTATAAAAGATATAAGAAGCATAATAAAATGTTATGTTGGAAAATATATTTATAGAAAAAATTTTATTAACATAATAAAAGAATCATATTAAAAGATATGCTGAACTGGTCTGAATTGACAGAAGTATCTATTATATGGTAAAATAATAGTATGGAGGAAACTCCCAGAGATATAGGATAAAAAGCCTATATGATAACAAATGGAAGAGCCATTACCAGAAGGAGGTAGTTGTTTACTTGGCTCAATTAACTTGGCGCAATTTGAAAAAGATGGAAAAGTTGATTGGGATTCTTTGAAATTTACTGTCAAAAATGCAGTAATTTATTTGAATGAAGTTTTAGATGAAGGGTTGGAATTACACCCCCTAGAATATCAACGTGAAAGTGTAAGGAATTACAGGCAAATCGGCCTAGGAGTTATGGGATGGGCTGACTTACTGATTAAATTGAAAATAAGATACGGAAGTGAGGAGTCTTTAAAATTAGCTGATAATATTGGTGAATTCATCGTTTCATGCGCTCTCGAATCATCTATGGAGTTAGCAAAAGAATTCGGCCCAGCCCCGAGGTTTTCTGGCGCGGTGCTAGATTCTCCTTTCTTAAATTCACATGTAACAGACAAATTATATGAAGATATTCGTAAATATGGGTTGAGAAATTTGCAACTGTTGACTGTGGCCCCAACGGGCAGTACTAGCACAATGCTAGGTGTATCCGGTGGGATGGAACCCATTTTCGCCAATTCTTATATGAGAAAAACAGAATCACTTCATGGTCAAGAGTATTGGTATAAAGTATATACTCCAATTGTAGAAGAATATATGCAGGAAAATAATATTGATAATGAAGCGGATTTACCTAGTTGGTTTGTAACAGCGCCAATGATTCCGTATAAAGAACGTATTGCTATGCAGGCGGCTTGGCAAAAACATATCGATGCATCAATTAGCTCTACAGTAAATCTCCCTGAATATACCACAGTTAAAGATGTATTTAATTTATACTATGAGGCGTGGAAACAAGGTCTTAAAGGTATTACAGTTTATAGAGATGGCTGTGACCGGGCTGGCATTCTTGTAAATAATGAAGAAGAAGCGCCACCAAAAGAAGAAACTCGGCCTCTACAGGTGTTAAATCGAGGTGATGTTGTTCAGGTTTATGACGATGTTGTGGGAAGAAAACACAAACTCGTTACTGGTTGTGGTTCTTTACATGCAACCGCATTCTTTGACCCAGTAGATGGTGAACTTTGCGAAACATTTTTAAGCAAAGGCTCAGAGGGCGGCTGTAATTCTTGGATGGTATTTGGTTCTCGCATGATTTCCTATGCAATGCGCCTTGGTGGAACCGTAGAGGGAATCGTAGACCAAGCAAGGAGTTGTCCAAGTTGTGTCAGTTATATGGTTAGAAGAGGTACAAAACATGACGTTTCCCCGGGTAATTGTTGCCCTGCCGCTGTTGGGATTGCATTACAGGAAATGGCAAATCAAATCAAGGAAGAATTGATTGATGATGATTATAGCGAAGAAGAAATTGTGAATGAAGCAGTTCCTAGAGTTTTCGATATCCCAGAGCCACGCTGTAAAACTTGCGAAGAACAGAACGCCATGAAAGAATTAACTGATTTCCTTAGCGGTGTTACAAACCTAAAGAATGAAGTGGAGAATAGCAATTTAGGAATTTGTCCAAAATGTGGACAGAGAACCTATGTTGCGGAAGGTGGTTGCGGTCATTGCATTAACGATGATTGCGGCTATAGTGGGTGTGATTAATGGAATTAAACTTTGAATCAGGGGAATATACTAAAGAATTTGTGCTTGAGGAGTGTGGTTTTGCAATCACACTCCGAGAATTCTTAATGTTGTATAATTTTAGGAATTATATTTCTGATAGAGAGACAGAAGAAGGTAGGCAAGATTGCCTTCTTGTTCGTATTTATTTGACGGACTATAATAGCGAAAGTAGTAAGTGGCACCATTGGTTTGAACTTGGCATTAATGATTTTGACGTGTGTAATTTTGATGTCATAGACTATGCTTTTAACCCTAACTTATTGAACAAAATTGTGGATTCTGTTCGTGTCGATGATGAGATTGGAATACTTTGTATTCATTTAGTGTAGGAGGAACAATGAAGGTATATGATTTTGTGCAATTTTTAGAAGATGATGATAGGATTATCATACGAGAAGAAGTAGAGGATATTATGTTTGGCGCTTACACCTCTACTATATTAGACAAAAAGAAAAAAGAAATTGAATTAAAAGAATATCAAGATATTATTGGCAGAACTATTGAATATGTAGATTATACAAAGTGGGGTCATGTTTGTAATATTACATTGGAGGACGAAACTAATGATGAACAAAAAGAAATTCTCTGAATTTATTGATAATGTAAATCAACAAGTTGTTAATAATAAACATCAGCGGGATGAATACTTAGACATTGAAGGATATAAAGTAGAATATGATGGGAAAACTTATCATTTAATTCAGATTGATGACCAAAGACCTCATGACGAAATTTGTGATAACGATAATAAAAAGTTAGAATATAGTACTATAAACACTGTATTTCAATTGGTATACAATATTCCAGAAGATGACATCTGTAGAGAATGTAATTTTTATGCATTATCAATAAGAGATTTTACTCCTGATAAGAAAGTATATTTTCACGATTTAATTCCAATGATTAAGGTAAAAACTTACCATCCAGAAGTCGTCATTCCTCCACATGAAGAAGAAAATTATATTTTTATTTAGGAGTATTTCATGATAGTATGTGATATATGCCATAAAGAAATTGATGAGAAAGATGTGGAAAAGGTGGTCGAATACAAAGGAAAACAAACAATGAAAGCAGACCTTTGTCCAAAATGTTATGCTGAATTTGTAAATTTTGTATCAAAAAATTTTAACAGCGTTGTATATAAACTACGATAAATTTGCTAAACTTACTTTACGAATTGAAGCGGCGGATATAATAACTTGACAAAACCCCTTTTGAGTGATATAATAGATGTAGTAAATCACTTAGGAGGGGTTTTTATGTCAGATTTATTTTATGATTTATTAACGACAACACTTATATTCTTTATTGGTGTATGGGTTATTAAGATGGTATATGGTATTGATTTTGGATATGTGATTTCTGCATATTACATTGGCGCTGTTATCGCATGTCTATCTATTGCATCATGTCATTTTGTTTATAAAATAAGGGAAGATTATAAAGATGAAGAAATCAAGAAATCTTGAATATTGTATATATTTAACACCACAAAGAAAATGTAAAAATATAGAGCGCCAAAACAATGATTGTAAATGTTTGGAAGATATTTGTTGCTGGTCATGTCCAGACAAAATTTATGAACAATGTAAATCATTAAATCGTTGTTTAAAGGTTGAGGAAAAGCTGGTTGGAGGAAATAATGAGTAAAAAAATATACACTGTCTTTCATTCGCACGATACGTTGTCGAATCCTGTAGCTGGAATTGATAGCGTAACAAAGGCAAAACATTATGTAGAAAAAGCAAAAGATGATGGTATGGTCACACTTGGTATATCGAATCATGGCACTATCTTACAGTGGTATACCAGAAAAAAAATAATTGAAAATGCCGGGATGAAATATATCCATGCGGCTGAATTCTATCTAACGAACGATTATTCGATTGAGGACAAACATAGAGATAACTACCATTGTGTGTTAATGGCGCGTAATTATGAGGGTTTTAAAGAATTAAACCGTTTATTTAGTTTGTCATGGACAAGAGATAACCATTTTTACAATTCACCAAGAATTACATTTGAAGAATTGTTTAATACAAGTGAGAACATTATCGTTTCAACGGCGTGTATTGCCAGTCCACTGGCGGCAGAGATTAACCGATATGCTGTGAAAGATAAGAAAACGAAAGAGATTATTGGATATGAAACAAAACGTCAACGTATATTCGGGGACGATTTAGATGCATATAATAAACTAGTAGATAGTTACATAGATTTCCTGAGCGCCAATAAAGATAGGTGTTTTTTAGAGTTACAACATCATAATACGCCAGAACAAAGAGAGTATAATAAATTACTTTTAAATTTACACGATTCTTATAACATCCCGCTAATTACGGGAACTGATACGCATTGTTTGAACAAAGAACATGAGCGCGCCAGAAAGGTTCTTCAAGAACGGAAGAAGATTCATTTTGACGAAGAAAATGGTTGGGATTTGACGTGGAAAACTTATGACGAATTAATAATTTGTTACGAAGAACAAGAGGTCGTGCCAAATAATATTGTCGAAGAAGCTGTAGAAAATACAATGGTTCTAAGTGAAATGATTGAACCTTTCGATTTAGATGCTGAGTTTAAGTATCCAAAAATATACGATAAACCTGTTGAAACATTAAGAAAACATACTTATGATAGAGCCAAATCTCACCCTGTTTTAAATTGCCGCTATACTTTTGATGAATTAAAAAGCAGAATTGATAAAGAACTCGATACATTTGAAATATGTAAAGCTTCTAACTATATTTTACTTCAAGAGTATATTGCTGATTGGTGTAAAAAAAATAATATCCATATTGGTTTAGGTAGAGGGAGTTGTGTTGCTAGTTTAGTTCTTTACATACTAGGCGTAACAGAAGTTGACCCTATTAAACATAACTTAATTTTTTCACGTTTCATGTCTCCATCAAGAATCACTTTGGCAGATATTGATATTGATATAGGGTCGAAAGATAGGGACAAGGTAGAGGAATTTGTTGTAGGGAAACACTTAGAGATTGATGGGATTGAGTCGGCAGTTATTATGACTGAAAACACTATTGAGTTAAAAGGAAGTATTAAAGATGTCTGTGGTGGATTTTTCAACATGTATGAAAATGAACGAAAGAAAGGTACTCTCGACAAAGACAACCCTTACGTTCAGTATAAAAGATTTACTGTTCAATATGCACAAGAACTTTCGAACTCTGTCGAATATGACGAAGATAAAAAGCCTTATGTCCCACAAGACATCATTGATTCTGAGCCAGAAGTTTTCCATTTAGTTGACATTGTACGGGGTACATGCACAAGTGTAGGCGTACATGCGTCAGGGAAACTCGTAACGGATAGACGTATTGATGAAGTTATCGGAAGTTTTACAACAACTGATACGCCTTATAGATTAACATCGTTAAATATGGAGGAATTAGAAAGTCAATATTATGTAAAAGAAGATTTGCTTGGACTTAAAAATTTACAGCTCATTAATTCATGTTGTGAAAATGCAGGGATTGAAATTATAAAAGCTGATTCAATAGATACCGAAGACGGAAAAGTGTGGTCATCTATACGAAACGATACCACAGCAATTTTTCAATTTGAAAGTAACAGTGCTGGCGCGTTTTTAAAGAATTTTGCCTCTCCAACAACAGTTGCTTCTGCTCAAGAATGGAATAATAATTTCCGAATGTTGGATTGGGTAGCTATTGCGAACGCCGCCATTCGACCAGCGGCGGCCAGCTATAGAAATAAATTGGCCGCTGGTGAAAAAGCCAACAATGGGTGGGACGAAATTGACAAACTCCTATCGGATACTAATGGTTATTTGGTATATCAAGAACAGATTATGCAATTTTTAGTAAAATTTTGCGGATATTCAGAATCTGAAAGTGATGTGGTTCGGCGTAAAATTGCACATAAGGGTGGTACACAGGATATTATACCAGAAATAAAGAAACGATTTATTGAAACGGCTGTTTCAAAATATGACTTAGATGAACATCGCGCCATGGAAATTATTGAACCATTCTTACAAATTATTTTGGATGCTTCTCGTTATGCTTTTAATAAGAGTCATGCCATCGCATATACTTACACGTCATATGAAATCGGATATTTAAGGTATCACTATCCTTTAGAATTTATAACAGCCGCCCTAAATTCCTTTAGTAGTGACGAAGAAAAAACGAGCGCTATTATCCAATACGCTAATAAATTTGGTATTAAAATTAAGGGCATCAAGTTTGGATATTCTAGGGCTGAATATTTTTTCGACAAAGATAGTAAGGCAATTTATAAGGGTATTGGCTCTATAAAATATATGAATGCCGAATTGGCAGATAAACTATATAAAATGAGCCATAAAGGGTATATTTCATTTGCTGACCTATTAATTGACATGAAAAAGGAACGAATTGCAGATGTAAGGCAGATAGACGGATTAATTAAACTTGATTTCTTTTCTGATTTTGGCAATGCAAAGGAATTAATGAACATTAAATACGTTGTTGAAATGTTTAAATATGGAGAAGCCAAACAAATAAAAAAGGAAAAAATCCCTGAAGATTCATACTTATTCCCGTTGATGGAAAAATATGCAAACGGCTTTACGAAATCAGGTGGTGTTGCTAAATCCTACGATAATATTGATTGCATTAATGTTTTGCATGGCGCTGAAAAAGCAATAAAAGAAATGGGAGTTAATGATTTTTCTTACACAGAAAAAATGGCGCACCAACAAGAATTTCTGGGATACATTTCTCTAATAACCGACAAGGAGGAAGACCGACCAAAACTTTATGTAATTAAAACGATGAAAGCAATAGCGAAATCCACAGGAAAAATGTTTGGGCTAAGAATATGGTGCCGTTCTATTGGTAGCGGAAAAGAATCTATGTTTACTATTCCAATTAATGGAAGGTATGACCCTATTCAAAAACGTAGAGCGCCATCTCCACTCGAAAGTTTCGGAGAAGTTAAAGAGGGAGATGTTATTTACTGTAAAAAATATGATAAAAATAAAAAAGATGGAACTACGTATTATAATTTATTAGAGTATTCGATTTTGGAGCGACGATGAAATTTAAAGTTGATATTGGATTAAAAGGTGGGGAGGTTATATCCTTCTACGACTATTCAGATAATGTTGAAAATTTAATTGAGAAAATTCATGAAGGAACCACTCCGTTTGTTTCGTTTTATGGCGCTCATGATGGCGTTCGTAGAGATAACATTGTATGGTATAAAACATGGAGATTGGAAAACTCATGACGAAGAATAATGTCACGAATATTATATAATATTCGTGACACATTGGAATTGACATTGCGAAAAATGTATGGTATAATATGTTCAACAAATAAATAGGAGACAGAAATGAAGCGAAAAGTTTTATTAGTTGTGGATATGCAAGATGATTTTGTATATGGCCCGCTGGGAACAGAAGAAGCAAAAGAAATTGTTCCAAAAATTTCGGATGAAATCAAGAATGGTGGTTATGATTTAGTGGTATTCACAAAAGATATTCATGGGGAAAATTATTTAGATACTTATGAAGGGAAAAATTTACCCATTCGACACTGTATTCGAAATACCTACGGAAGTAATATTGTGGATGATGTTTTTGATTCATTAAATGCAGGGCAAGATTTTATTATAGTAGAAAAAAGTATGTTTGGTAACTATGAACTTCCGTATCTCATTCAAGAAAAATTAAAAGATATGAATGACTATTGTAGTAAAGAATGTTGCCTTAATTACTTTGATGATTGTCCTGAGTTTGATGGGTGTCCTATATTAGACTATGAGGTAAACGTTGTTGGAGTGTGTACAGATTATTGTGTTTTGGCAAATGTTATGCTTCTTTATTTTTACATTTGTTCTCCCAATAAAATTCGTGTTTTATCGACACTTTGTGCAGGTTCGACCCCTCAAAAACACCAGCAAACACTAGACATTTTGAAACACCTATTTATTGACGTTGTATAAAATGTTAGTTTTTACTAGAAAAAGGTGAAATTTGTATAGAATTTTAAATAATTAATAAAATAAGCACAAATGTAAACATGATAAAATTATAATAAGGAGTTATCATAACATGGGATTAAATCTAGTTCCACCATGTAGTTATCAAGGTGGAAAACAGAGATTAGCAAAACAAATAGTTGACATAATATATGAAGATAATAATATAACTGATGAAACACAATTCTATGATTTATGTTGTGGTAGCGGAGCAATATCTATTGGAATGATTAATAACGGATTTTGTGATTTTAATATAACAATGGTTGACGCTTCGCCTTGGGGTTTGTTTTACCAAAGAGTAGGAGATTTAACTTTTAGCACAGATGTTTTCAAACTTTATATTGATGACATCCCAAAAGATATTACAAAAATAAAAGACTACGCCGAAAAAATGATTAAAATGCAAGCAAATGATGGGTTATTTGATAACATGGTTTATAAGTTTTTAATACTACAGGCTTGTGCATTTGGCTCAACCGCAACATGGGTAGAGGATAATAAATGGAAAAAGTCAGGTGGTTTAAGAAATTATTGGATGCCAACTCCAAAAAGTAATAGAAGAAGCCCTGTAAACCCTATGATGCCAATGCCAAATACTTTATTTGAAAGAGTTGAAAATATATGCTCCTATATGGATGGTATAAAAGGTATCTATGGAAAAGTGGAAGATGTTGAGATATTAAATGGCTCTATAATTTATCTAGACCCACCTTACAAAGGGACTTGCGACTATGGCTATGATATAGATTATATGGAGTATATAAACAATCTATTGAACACAAAAAACAATATTAAAATATACCTATCAGAAGGTTACCCAATTTATAGCGCCAATAAACAAATTCTATTATCTACAGGAAGGCGAAAAGGGAATATTAGCGGCAATACTAAGAATAAGCCAACTGAAGAATGGCTTAATGTATTCTGTAATTAAAGCAATGATAAGGAGGAAGTTCAAATGGATTCACCAAAAAAGGAAAAATATTTTGAAGTTAATGTTCACAGCCAACGCACATTTATTGACGTTCAAAAGTCCTATGTAGTATCATATAAAAAACTAAAGAAGCTTATCAAAAATATGAGCGCCAATGATACAATTAAAATTAGATTGATGGAGGAAAGACAGTATGATTAAAGTGAACGGGTATCCTGTAAATTTTGAAACATTCCCGGAAGGGGAGTTTAGAATGAATAAATTCAAGGATATCTTTGCGCATAATAAGCAAGATAAAATTTCAATCGAATGGTTTTGGAACGGTGATAATAGCGAGATGATGGAATTATATTTCGTTGTCAAACATTTAAAAAAAATTAAAGGTGCTGGAACATGGTTCGCGCTTTACATGCCATACGTTCCATATGGGAGACAAGATAGGGTAGAGGATTCTGTAAATGAAATTTTTACATTAAAACATTTTGCAGATTTTATTAATTCGTTAGGGTTTGACATGGTACAAGTTCTTGACCCATATTCAGATGTTACGATGGCGCTGATTGATAATTGCACAGATGACAAAGCGCTAATTGTCAATATTATAAATGGCTTAATTGAGGATAATGAATATGACGCGCTCTTTATGCCAGACTTAGGTGCTCAAAAACGCTATTCAAGTTTACTTGCCTATCCAAATTTTTCAGGATATAAGGTAAGAGATTACGCTACTGGAGAAATTACAGGGTATAAAGTTTTAGATTATAAGAAAGATTATAAAAATATTTTAATTATAGATGACCTTTGTTCTTATGGCGGAATATTTTTAAGAGCCGCAAAGGAATTAAAAAAGAAAGGCGTGTCTAATATTGATATGTATGTTACTCATTGTGAAACAAATATTTACAAGGGGGACTTATTATATTCTGGTTTAATCAATCAAATTTATACGACAAACAGTATTATGCCAATGCAACCTATTGTATGCAAAGGTGGTCAAAAAAGTGTTACGCCTATTCAAAAATGCGCTATTTCATATTTTGAAGCATAGAATTTAAGTAAAATCATAAAAACAGCTTTTTTATAGAGAGGAGAAAATTTTTCACAGGATAAAGTATATGGCTAACAAAAATAAAACCGCTCTGAGAAAAAGCTGTTTTTGTAAAATAAAGGAGAAAAACATGTTTAAAACAAACCCATTGATGTTAATTGATTTTTATAAGGCTGTTCACGAAGAACAGTATCCAGAAGGAACCGAACGGATTGTTTCATATTATACACCACGCAAAAGTCGGCTAGATGATAAATATTGTTTAGTTCATTTTGGGCTACAGTATTTTTTAATTGAATATTTAATTGATTGGTTCGATAATGAATTTTTTAGAAAGCCAATTGATAAAATTAGAGAAGATTATGAACGCTATGTAGAATCATCTATCCCAGATGAAAACGAATTATTCCCAAAGATTGAAGCGCTACACAAACTAGGGTACCTTCCATTGGAGATTAAATCACTACCAGAAGGAACAATTATTCCAATGGGCGTTCCTTGTGTTCAAATCACAAATACCCATAAAGATTTTGCTTGGGTTGTAAATACCGTTGAATCATTGTTAAGTAATACCTTATGGCATTCACAAATTGCCGCATCAGTTGGTTATTGGTATCGCCAAATTGTTAATGAATATTATGACCTTACTGTTGATGATGATGTCCCACGCGCCAAAGCAATGAGTTTATTCTCATATAGAGGAGAAGAAAGCAATGAATCTGGTATTTTAAGTAGCGCAGGCTGGCTGACATCCTTTGTATTATCGGCTACCGTCCCGTCTGCTCAATTTATGGAAAATTATTATAATGCAAATGTAGAAAACGAAGAAGTTAATTTTGGTGCTGTTAGCACTGAACACTCTGTAATGTGTAGTAACTATGCGGTAGATGGCGATGAAATTACAATGGTAAAACGTTTGTTAAACGATATTTATCCAAACACCTCATTTAGTATGGTAGCGGACAGTTATGATTATTGGAATATGGTTGATAATATTTTGCCTCAATGCAAAGAAGATATTATGCGCCATAATGGAAAGATGTCAGTAAGACCTGACTGTTATGACGATAAGACGCAGATACTGACAGATAAAGGATGGAAGTATTTTAGAGACTTAAATACCGATGATTTAGTGGCACAACATGATTTTAATAATAATATTTCATTTGTTAAACCATTAAAATATGTATCGCAACAATATGATGGTGAAATGTATTATTTTGAATCCAAAAAAAATAAATTAAATATTTGTGTCACACCAAATCATCGAATGGTGGTTGATAAAAATAAAGAAATAACTATTGAATATGCAGAAAATGTAAAATATTATACAGGGAAGAATATGCTTGTTGGTGGGAAACTTATAGGTGAGTGTAATAAATTATCACCATATGAAAGATTAATGATTGCATTTCAAGCAGATGGAAGATGTAGAGGTATTAATAAGACAGAGCAATTCGAGAAAGGATATACTTTGGAATTTTCGATAGCTAAAAAAAGAAAGATAGAAAGGTTAGAATCTATCATAAATGAATGTGGGTTAGAATATAAAAAAGTTCAGACGGAATCAGATAAGATGTCAAAAAAGAATAAAAATTGGAAAGATAGATACACTTTCTATATAAAAGTATATGAAAAACCTTATAAGTATTTTTCGGAATGGATAGATTTAACAAATAAATCATATTTATGGTGCAAAGATTTTGTAGAAGAAGTAGTATGTTGGGATGGCTCTATAAGAAAAGACTTAAAAGAATATTACACCTATTACAATACTAGCAAAGAAGATGCAGAACTAGTTCAACTAATTGCCGCATTGGCTGGATACCAAACCACTTTCAATGAACGTATTGATAATAGAAAAGAAAGATATAAAAATACATATGAAGTAAGTATTAATAAAAAAAGAAATTGTATTGGAGGGGATTCAATCAAAAAAAGTGTATGTTATTACAAAGGATTAGTATATTGTGTGCAAGTTCCTACCGGAATGCTAGTATTAAGAAGAGGTGGCCATATTTTTATTTCAGGAAATAGTGGTGACCCGGCGGAAATTGCAGTGAATACTGTTTTTAGATTGTGGAAAAACTTCGGTGGAACTGTTAATTCGAAAGGATATAAGGTTTTAGACCCCCATATTGGTGTAGTATATGGTGATTCTATTACACTTTTAAAAGCGAAAGAAATTTATTATTCCCTCGAACGACTAGGATTTTCCGCCAATAATGTATCTCTTGGCGCTGGCTCCTTTAGTATGCAGTGTCTCGAAGAAGTTGTTATAGAAGAGCCTACTAAGTTTGAGACGCAAGCACTCCAACCATTTACTAGAGATACATATTGTAGCGCGGTGAAAGCAACTTATTGTGAGGTAAATGGCGAACCTATTCCTATTTATAAAGACCCCAAAACAGATGATGGCCATTTTAAAAAATCACATAAAGGGTGTTGTGTTGTAACCGAAAAAGCCGATGGAGGTTTGATGTGTATTGATGGATTAACTTATGAAGACGCATGTTCATGGAAAGGGAATTTATTAGAAACAGTATATCAAAATAGTTCTATGGTACGTCGTGATTCTTTAAGTTATATCCGAAATAGATTGCACGAAGGAAAATTCTAATTGACAATCTTTGTATAATGTGCTATAATGTAGAAAAGGAGGAATGTAATTATGACTAACAAATCACCACCTCTAAAATCTTTAAAGAAAAATTAAATATAAAAGGAGAAAAGAATGCAGATTATTTTACTTATTTTGGCAATTATATCAGTTGGCCTTGGTGTTTTTAACCTGTTTAAAATTAATAATAAATTAAGACGGTTGGATTATAATTATATTGGTTTGCCAGAAGAAAAAGAAAAAGAAATAAATAACATTAAAAAATTGGGTTATAAAAAAGTTAAAATCTTTGGGATTATTGGGCTTATCCTAATTGTATTATCACAAACTATTGTAGTTATTAACACAGGATATACAGGGGTAAGAAGAACGTTTGGACAAATCAGCGAAGAACCCGTTCCAAACGGATTCAGTTTAAAGGCTCCATTTGTTCAAAGTGTAGAGCCAGTAAATAACAAATTGCAAGATAGACTTGTGGCAACAGAAGACCAGATTTGGGGAGAGACAATTAATCGTACTGCAATTTGGTATAAGGACATTACTGTTACCTACAGAATCTTACCAGAAAAATCAGCATGGATTTATGCTAACGTAACAAATTATAAAGATAATTTAATCACAGATTCTATGGTTGCATCTTCTATTAAAAGCGCCAGTGCTACACTGGAAGATGCTCAGGCTACGAATCGTGGGAGCATTGAACCATTAGTAAAAGATATGCTACAAAAAAGCGTAAATGATAAATATGGAAAAGATGTAATTGAAATTAATAAAGTAGTTATTAATGGCGCGGATTTTGAAGAAAGTTACAAAGAGGCGATTGCAAACAAGCAGAAAACCCAATTAGCATATGAACAACAGCAAATTGAAAATCAGAAAAAAATTGAACAGGCAGAAGCGGACGCTCAGGCGAAAATAAAAGAAGCAGAGGGTGAAGCAGAAGCTAATCGCAGATTAAATGAATCTATCTCAGCAGAAGTTTTACAAAAACAAAATTTAGATAACCAAAATAAAATGTTAGATAAATGGAATGGTGAACTTCCAAAAGTTAGTGGGAGTGGCACACTGATGGATATTTCTAGCATTGTCAAGTAAGGTTGAATAGGAGATTAATATGGATACAAAGAAAACAGTTGATAAATTAGTAAAAAATATCCAGAAATACTTCAAAGATAATGGAAGAAAAACAGCCGTTATTGGTATTTCTGGCGGAAAAGATAGTTTAGTAGCGGCCATGTTATTAAAAGAAGCTATTGGCGCTGAAAATATTTTAGGTATTTTATTACCTGAGGGTAATCAGAAAGATATCAATGATGCAAATCTTGTGACTAATTTATTGGGAATTAAACAAAGTTCATTCAATATTCTTCCGTTAACCGCCGCGCTACCAAGTATCAATCTCAATGTTATGATGCCAGAGGGCAATGTTGAAACGGTTATGTTAGAGGAACAGTCAGTTATTAACGCAAAACCACGTATTAGAATGGCTGTACTTTACTATTTTGCACAATCTTTGGAGGACGCAGTTGTTGTTTGCACCAGTAATGCGGCTGAAAATTATGTAGGGTATACTACAAAGTTTGGTGACACTGGCGATATTTGTCCACTGCGAGAACTTTATGTAGATGAAGTATTAGAAATTGGAGAATACTTAATTAAAAAATATTTTGAAGGTGAATATGAATACATTCAACTTACAGATATTTTAAATAAAGCGCCAAGTGATGGTATCCGAGGAAAAGCGGATGAAGATGTTTTAGGTTTTACCTATGCAGAAGTTAAGGATTATTCTTTAAAAGGAACCTGTGGCGATAAGAAGAAAGACGCTTTAATTAAGGATGCTCATGATAAAACTGAACACAAGCGTAAACTTCCTGTTGTCATTGGCGCGGGTATTAAGAGATGAAAATAATAGACCAAAGTAAAAAATTAATGATTGACACTAACGCTTTTTATATCTTTGTCAAATCATTAGATGGCGATACATTTCATGGGGTTTTTGCAAAGCCAAACGCTAGTGAACTAAATACCAATACCTACGATAGCTTTTCTTTAGGAAGATACGAAAGCGAAGATGATGCGTTAAAAGAATTTCAGAAGATTGTTTCGGCAGAAAGTGTTGGGGCGAACTTGTTTAACATGAAATAAAAGGAGAATAATTATGATATTTTTAAACATTGATGAAGAAGAAAATGGTAATGTAGAGTATGGAGGAAGTCCAGAAAATATTTTGAATGAATATTTTGATTTAACTGCTCGACTTTTCCATCTATTCTTGAAGGATTGTTACGATATTATGAGCGAAGAGTCATTGAAGAAATTTTCTGATAATATTTCTAATGACCTTTCATCACTTATTTTTAACGCATATGAGGATGTTATTAATGGCAAAGAATATGAAGATGATGAAGTGGAAGATGACAGCGAAGATGAGGTTCAAATTGAGTTTGTATTTGAATAAGTAAAAAATAATTTGACAAAGCCCTCCAGAAGTGATATAATACAATTAACAAATTACTTAGGAGGGCTTTACTATGAGTAAGGTATATGAAGTATTAAAGGACTTTTTGACAAGAGGAAACAAAGAATTTGAAACAGGACAGGAAATTTATGACAGTGAGACGGGCCGTATTGGATTGGTTGAATTTTTTGATACAGAGAGAAGAAAAATGAAGGTGCGCCATCGTCATAATGTAACATGTGAATATAGCGGGGCTGAAATCAATCGTTTCAAGCCTTACTTTGGGATGTTAGACCCATGCAAAGATGGCGGTTATGAAGACGGCTATATTGACACTATTTATGATAGTGAAAATCAATGTGATAGATGTGCATTTATGGAGGTATAGTTATGAGAATAAGAGATGAACTTGGCGATGATGTTGTAAGAACAATCGCAGAAAGATATGGTATTGGCGTAGAACTTAAAGATTACAGAAAGGATAAAATCTGGTATCTATCCCACCCGCTTACAACATGTGGCGATATGAAAGATAATTACGAAGATGAAAGGGTGGTAGCCGCATTCTTATATGGTGAAAGGTTTGAACATTTAGTTCGACCTTTAGATTTGTTGCCAGAAGATAGAGAAAAAAGAGAGTGCGCTAGGACGTGGCATTTACTACTACAGGCTTGTGATGGTATTATTTTAAGTGGTGAATGGGAAAATTCAGAAGGTTGCCTTGCGGAATATAGAATGGCCAAAGTATTTGGAATGGATATGATTTATGTTTATCATAATGATGGATTGATAACATATACATATTCTCATAATATGGAGGACGCACTATGATTACAGCAGAAGCGGCAAGAGAAATGTCTAAAGAAAATCATCAACAAAGAATTGAGAAGTTTAGAAGGGAAACAAAATCTAAATTTACCAAAGAAATTCTTTATATAGAATCAGAAATAACGCAAGCGTGTAGAGAGGAAGAAAATAACTTTGTCGAAATTCCATTAGATGTATTATTCCCTTATGGTATAAAACATTGGTGGGCTGATTCTCGACCAAATATAGACGCATCATCTTTGTTGGAAGATTCAAGTACAATTCAAAATTATGTGAATTCGTTTGGATATAAATGTTCTATACTTGAAAGATATCAAGAACCAGTTGGCTTTAAACGTTTTATTATGAAAATTGAGTGGTAATAACATGAAGACATTAAGAAAATATATGGGCACTTATAGGATAATTGCATACTACGCATATGACACCAAGAATAAAAAATATTATTTTCTTTCTTCTAAAGATGGAATTGGGGAAGAAGATTATTGTATTCCTCTAAAATTAACACCAAAACTCAACGATTGGTTTGCGATGTCAAACTTATCGGTGGATGGAGACTCTTTATATATTTATATCCCAAGTTTAAAAAAAGGATATAAAGTTCTAAACGATTTAAAGAAAACATGTGGTGTGTTAAGTTATGAAAGTAGTAGCGAAGAATATATTATTCACATTCCAATTGATGCGTTAGATAATCCAGAAGTAGTAAAAATTTTACAACCTATGACTAGAGGAAAGAAACTGGGGCCGAAAGACAAAAGAAATCTTCCAAAAATCAATTAAATCTTGTATTTACATAGCACTTAATTTAAAAATAAGGAGACTTTTTATTCGCGCAGGTATAAGTTATAGACAGCCAAAAATAAAACCGCTCTGAGAAAAAGCTGTTTTAATATGCATAAAAAAATGGGGCTTTATGCCCCATTAATTATATGTTATATCTTCGTCAAAGAATACTAGCGGTACAATTATCATTCTGGTGTCATATCCAGAGTTAACGCCTGCAATTGTACAGGCCATATTATAGCTGATACCACCTTGACATCCACTTACACCATCACATGTCGAGCCATTCCCATATTGCCAACCTACTCTCGCAAAGACTTTATCTCCCGCTTTCAGTGGGACGATATTATGAACGCCCATGTCAATATTATTTCCGTAATTATGCGACACACGTCCACTCAAAAAAGTACAATTACCATTGTCTGGATTTTTATTTACTCTTAACCACGCATAACTATTTCCATCTACATTTCGATTACAATTCTTCGGGCCAACTCCGGCCTTCCTATCAACAATAGCCGTATAACATGAGATATCATATAGGCCATCTCTATAGATATAAAAATAGGTATTATCATAATATCCCCATCTTTGAGATATAGGAGATTCATCTTTATCGAATGGAATGTTAAAAGCATCCGACTCGCTTTTATTATTAGACATTGCTCTTATCATTGGCGCGTATCTATACACGTTTTCCAATGTCGTTCTAGGATAGGTTATTTCCCATTGCGAACCATTATATACTTCTTGTAAAATAGTATTTGTTGGTAATGGTAATTGCGTATTAGGATTAGTTGGATGTGATGGAACTGTAGGAAAAGCATTTCCCCATGGGCCGACTGGATTTGGGTCACATGGTGGAACGTAAGGTGGTATACCTGTAATAGCCCAATTACCACATGCAGTACCATCACCACTAGATGATAAGCATCCGCTTACTCCTATATTTCCTTGACCGGGCCAATTTAACCAAAAATCAATATTGGTTCGAATAAAATTATCTCCACCTTGAGGACAACCGCCACCTCTACAATCAAAAGGTGGGTGAGAAACGCCAATGTCATATCCTCCAATATTGAGGTTCCCAGACATTGCATCGCCTTCCCATGAAATTCCATCAATTAAATTCCATGCACCAGTGTTGACATATCCTGTGATGTGAACATTCGTATCGCCGGGGGTTGTTGAACGGTCTGCCCATAGTTCAAATTTATATCCCCAATAATGACCACTTCCATGGTATAGAACTAATTCACCACTCGTATAAGCCATAATTTACCTCCTTCTATAAGTTTGCCTGTAATAAGAATAATTCCATGCCACCATTCTGATTCATACGTGAGAATGTTTGTGATTCACTTTGAAGCGTCATATAAACATTGTCACCAGCCTCTAATGGTGTTATGCTGTATACATTAAGAAAACTAGAAGGATGCCCATAGGTAAATCCATCACCGGGATTATAACCATCCATATTTCTGCTCATTTGCAAACTTCCAGCCATTGATTCAGCTAGAGCCACATTATTATTTTTTCTTACTGCTAAATTATAATTATTATATGCTTGGTCGGAAACATACATTCTGGCGCTTACTGCATAAATACCAGCTTGTTGTATGGTTACGGTGCCGTTACTGTTCCACGTTAAACCACCTTTAGCAATAATATTTCTATTAATAGGTATTTTATATACACCAGCAATTGTTCCTACCATTTCACTTTGATTTCCAGAAAAATAGGTTCTACCTTTAACACATGCATCATATGTTTCGGGATAAAATTCATTCCATATATCATTCTGGTAATACGATTCTATTGTATTGTATTGACTCATTCTATAATTACCCCCAAAACTTGGTATCAAATTGGTACGGCTTTAAACAAATGTAAGTTTGACTACTAGGATGAATCCCTCCACCGGGATTAATAGAAGTAGCGCCACGTACAATATCTCCTACGTTTAGATAGTACATTCCACCAACAGTTACCATTACAACCTGACCAGAATCTAGAGCATTTGCGTAATTTTCTGCCAGCAATAATTCGTTGTTAGAGCCTCTTCTGGCTCTTAAAGAAACTGCAAATTCATATCCTTTTGCTTCTCCGGGAGCATAAAAGAATATATGACAATTATAAAACCCCGCTCTGTTAATTAAAATACTTCCATCTGATTGTTGTGTAGCCCATGTAGGATTAGTGTCCCAATTTAGTTTGTTGATAAATGGAATTGTCCCGGAAATATCAACACCTCCGGGAATCCTACGCGCATACACTCCCATTGTATCTAAATTATCATATCTAGTAACAGGATAAAAATTAACATTTTCTGTGGGGCTAACATAATAACTTCCTATTACATTATATTTTGCCATTAAGAGGACACCACCTTAACAACCTTAAACCATACATCTTTTGCCAAAGGGTTTGTAGGTGGGGCTAATTCCGGTGATAATGTAATGGTGCTACCAGCACCAGTTGCGGCTTTACCATCTATAAATAATAAATAAACTGCACCGTCTTGATTAATTTGGAACGTACATGTTTGATTTGCCTTAATTTCACCAGCAAATAATCCTCTATAAAAACCGCCTGTAGCGCCAGTACCTATACGAATTTGTCCATAATTAGACCCATCTATAGTAATAGTGTCGTTGCCTGTTGAAGCGTTTGCAAAACGTGCAATAAACATTATCCCATATTTATTAGCGCCAGAACGTCTAGTTAATGGAAACTCTCCCAATGTAACAGAATAGGCGGCACCTGATTTAGATGTTGCAGTAGCATAATAAACTTGACGTGGTGTTACTGGATACTGAACTACCCCAGTGGTGCCATTATATATGCTCACTTCGGTATAACTTTGAGTTGTAGAAGCCCATGTATATAGTGAGTTCCACAGCATATCTCCGCTTTGACTATTAGCCGGGAATGATGCCATCCCATAATTATTTGTAAAATATGAAGCGTGTGCACTAGCGCCATCGACACTAATTAATCTTGCTATAGATTTAACTAGGTCTACATATAAAATAACGGCGGCATTCGCTGGAATATCACCAGCCACCAAATCCGCACGATAGGATGGTTTAATTAATATACCTGTTCCGCCATTAATCGCCACCTTTTGAGCCGCGACACAAGCACTTGGGGCTTGAAATGCCACCAACATAGGTCTGGTATAATGCGCATAGGGAACTTTAGTCGGGATATTATAAACTCCGCTAGTATTCGTAACCGTATCAGAAGGTGTTACAACTTCAAAGGGTGAGTGAAAGTAGAGGTAATCATAGCCACCTTCGGTATTATATCTTGGTAATATTTCTCTTACTGCCATATTTTCCTCCTTTATACTTCTTGAAACCATGTAGTTCCGACGATTGGAAATGGTGGATAATCAATCGGTGTTGGTTCAGTAGCGCCAACCTCTACATGTTCTCTTCTCACTCTTACTAACTCCATCCAATCATCTGGACTTTTGGTTGGCTCTTTTCTAGTATTTGCTCTACGAGAAACAAAGAAAGAGTGTGTAAAGAAGTCTGTATTTCTTAATGTTTTGTAGTCATAACTGACAGTATCTTTTTCAGGATATTGTGCATTAGAGTCCCAATAATTTGGTTCTAGCGCTAGCGAAATCCCTAAAGAATTGTCACCTATTTCGCCCTTCAATTTAAGCTGTAACCAATAGGTTTCATTTGTTGGAGGCGTTCCAATAGGCGGCCTGTTATAACAAAAGTACCAGTATTCACCATCAAATACTGATTGAAATTTTTCATATTGACGCAACGGATTGAATTCGTTAAATATTTGATATTGGTCAATATTAGTTTGTAAAATTTGAAGGTATTCTTCCATCTTCTGAATATAATCTTGGTCATATTTATTTTCCATGAAAAGAATGCCTTCTTTAATCTGATTAAAAATTGTCTGTGTTAATTTTTTAGTGAGAAGCGCATCGGTTGTATCAATAATACCAAGCGCTTCATCATAATTCTTTTCTTCCTTCCAGAGGTTAATAAATTGTTTTCTGGTAGGTTCATCAGGATAATGAATATCCTGACTCCTAGATATATTTATGGTATTAGGGTTAGGCATTATTGACCTCCTGTTAATGTTGGCGCTACTTGAAACCAAATTTCGCCGGGTTGTTGATTAATAGGTTGATTAGCTTGTGATGGATATGGAACAGGAGAAAGCATCATTAATAACTCCCAAAAAGGAGAACCATCAAATGGTGCTTGTGGTGTTGTATGGTTTTTAATACAACCCCATACCATATTGTGGTATGTAACAACATCTTCCTCTGTATAATCCATTTGGTCGCTCCATTCCCAACGGAATGTTAGGCCATGCCCACTATCGCCTTTCTTACCAACAATTGTTAATGGTTTCCAAAAATTTGAATCTAATGGGGAGGTTCCTCGTGGTGGGTCGGATATGGCTAGGAATAGAAGCAAGTTAGAGCCAACCGGGTATCCCACTATGTTATTTTTATAATATAATGTAATTGGGTCATAACTCCCCATATAACTAAATCTATTTACAATTGCAAGCCACTCTTGCTGTTTTTGCTCTGTATAATCCTTAATATCATTTTTATAAAAACGTTCAAGCGCCAATATACAATCCCTGAACGTATTCATATCTTCTGATGAAATCAATTTCTGGTCTGCATTTGCAATAGAGCCGAGCGTTTTATTTGCATTAGCAAAATCGCCAAGTTGCATATATGTTTGATATTGAGAGATTAATCCACCATCTTCTGGTAAAATATCAAGTTTGTTTGCGATAACATCAATGATATTAGGGAAGGTGGTGTTACCTAAATCTGGATAGTATTCACTCATATTAATCTCCTTATAATTTTGTTATTTGTAAATTTTTAATACCGACAACAGGTTCACCACTCCATTTTGTTGGGCCGTTAGTTGGGTCATCAATGTCTAATAAACCATTTGACCATCTAAAAGATACCATATAGTCATGAACAAAAGTTCCCGGATTCAAAACAGATTCAATATTAATTCCAGTAGTAAATGTCAAAGACAACGTAAGTTGATTTGGCACTTCTGCATAAAAAACAATACTATTATCTCCCGGCAGAATATGACTATACCAATAGCAATCCACCGACTCTTGTGACCTAAATTCTACAGGTTCTACCCACATTACATATGGAAAGCGTACAAAATATGGAATTTCCATATGCATTGTTCTTTGAAATACCGAACCGATGGCCGCTCTACTCCAATCTTCTCCATTTTCTGGAATGACTAAATGACCTCCGTTATTTGTAGAATCATTTATGTCTTGTTTGTAATAAGCACCAGCCCATGAACATGCATCGTTCTGAACAGTGACATCAATCCTATATTTAGTGTTATCTTCTAGTGTGAAGGGTAATGAGTTCGCATACCAATCATTATTCGAGGGTAAGCCATCCCAAGCGATTCCTTGTCGAAGTGTCCGCCAGCTGCCGACATCTAGGATAGTGACCGGGCCGGGCATCGTACACTGGCAATCAGAACACCCAGTGTTTACTGCATATTTTGTAATCATATCTGTCGATAAAAGTGCTCTTTTAACAGTTACGTCAACTGTATCTGTCACGAGGTCATTTACAGTGACTGTAACCGTTGTCGACCCATCAGATACTCCTGATATGTTTCCATTATCATCAACACTTGCAATGTTAGGGTCTTTGCTTTCCCATTTTACAGTTTCATTAATAATAGTAGAAGGAGTTAACTGAATTCCCGGATTAACTGTTTGATTAGAATCAATGGTTAAGTTTTTGCTCCCATCTCCAATAACAACATCACGTACATTAACTTCATTTGATTCGAGTGGATAAGGATATGCAGGATAATATTTAACTGCTGTTACACTCATTGTCGAATCAGGTTTTAGTCCATATGAAAAACTTTTAATGAGATAATAACCATCTTCTCCTATATTTGTTTCATGATACTCCATTACAATATTAACATCGAGCCAATATAATGGGACACATTCAAGTGTTAAAGTGTCATTCATTCTACAATGTAAGTATAGCTCATATTCCGCACGTTGTCTAGCTAAATCGTCAGTCCATATGTTATCATATTCTCCACCAGAACAAACCAATAAAATTTCTCCCGCTGGATTTTTAATGTAGTAAGGGCTATCAGGGTTATTGTCCTGTGCTTCTCCATATGTTTGTTGATGCCCTAAAAACAAAGCATGTGTTTCGTCAATAGTACGCGCCACATAATAAACATCCTCTGTTGTAGGGTCAAGTACAGCCGCGCTACCATCCTCATTTTCTAATCGCATAGCGGGATACTCATTAATTTGTAGGTATGGCTCTGCTACTGGTTCACCAACAATAAAGCCAATTGATGTGTTTGGTTCTAAAGGTTTCGTTAAGGATTCTATGGTACACTTGTATGTATTACCATTAAGAGTAGCTTTATCAGCCCACTTGTAAGGGTCGTGAGATTTTCCAAATACCATAATGCGATTTTTAACATTTTCAAAATCTACATTAATAGTATGAGAAATTACCACATTATCCCATGTAGTGTTATCTATCATAACAGGTTCATTGTGGCCCGTTGGAATAGGTTGCCAATGAAATATACCTTCAACATCAAAAAAGAATTCCCAATTTGGAGTAATATCTCTAATTTGAACCAACAAATCATAAAGTGTTGAAGATTTTTCTACCTTGATTTCATATGGTGTAATTTGAGAACTTTCTGCAATAATAAATCTTCTGAATGGTGTAAACTGTGTTAACAAGTCTTTTACAACATCACGCACTACTGAACCTTGTGGAATAACCATTGGAAGTCCGGGAAGGTTGCCATTTCTTAATCCAGTTATTTTAGCCATCAAATCTAGCCCTGTAATTGCAACCGTATTAGTGGTTGCATTATAAGTTATATTTGGCGCGTTAATTAAATAGATTCCTTGATTTGTCCAATTTATTTCACCTGTGGCTATATCTGTAATACCAATATAAATTTGAAAAAATTTGTCAAGCCAAAGTTCTCCACCAACTGTAATTTCATCACTTGCATCTTCGATAACCATAGTAACATTAGCAGTCCTTCGAATGTCTGCATTAGAGTCAACACTAATATTACCATCAATAATTCTACCTTCTAAAGAATTTACTGTTTGATAATTAAAATTAAGCAAGTTTATCTTACACCATAAATTTCTTATTGGCTGTTTAGCGGTATTATAATCAGTTGCTGTGATATTTAATGCCATTTTATGTTCTCACTTTCGGTGTGACTGGCGGCAATAATCCAGTTGAAACAAGGTCTGATTCACTATCGAAATCTCCAAGTTCAGCCCAATTGGCGCTAACACTTGCAATACCCATGCCTATTTCAGAAGTATAGCTTACTGATGGGCTATCAATAATGATACAGAGCCATACATTACCATTCCAGTCTTTCAATAATTTTGCTCTTTTGTTTGTTAAGAAATCAAGAATATCTTTTCTAAATTCTTGTTCTTCAAATCTATCAAGGATTCTATCCTGCAAATATTGTTTGGATGTAACCGTTCCTTGAAAACTACCTTTGCTATATCCTGTAAGAGCATTAGATACGACAATAGGATATTTTGTTGCTAATGGTTCAAATATTCCAGTACGTTGAACAACTTCCGTTTCTCCATAAGAGACACCTGCGTAAAATCTAAAAATTGTATCATGGTCGCAAATAAATACGCCGTCAAACCAAGATTCTACTGTGTTAATAGCGTAATCTCCCTCAATGCTATTTGTCATTGGTATAATAGCGTACTGATATTCAACCCCATGTTGATTGAGCATATCAACCTCGTCAAACTTAAGGTCTTCAAATGTATTTACTGGCACATCAAATAAAGTAATCCAGTCAAATTCTCCAACTTTACGGCGTTTAACACGTAGTGAGGTTACATTTGCAAAAATATCATCAATATTTCCACCTTTAATATTACAATCAAAGTTCGCATTTAATATGGTAGAATAATCCCACATAAGTGGTTTTTCTGGGCTACATTCCTTATCTGTGCTTTGGTCAATATTTAAATGGTCAAATATACCATTTTGAACCATAGTGTAAGTAATACCATTTAAATCTGTTGGAACAGGGTCAATACAATTAATATCTTTGCAGAAATTATAACTACAAAATCCTATCATTTATACCACCCCCAAATTTTCAACCCTTAGGTCAAATAAATTATCAATTCTTCTAGCCCAAATAAACACCTGTTCATTTGTAACTGCCGGAATTAAATTTGAATAAACAACATGTGGTGTTTGATTTCGATACCACACTTTCATTTTTACAAAACTATACAATTGTTGGTCAGTTCCACCTTGCCATGATTCATTGTAGGTAATCTCTAATCTTTCGGGGTTTCTGTCGGTGCTATTTGGTGTCCATTGAACAAATAAAGGTTTATTGATGTTGTATTCACTTCCCCATATTCCAATAGTCCAATTTCCATCAATCCGATATCCTTCGTCCCACATAACCCAATAACCATCAGGTCTTGCGTCTACCTTAGTACAATCATCAATATATACAGGTGGGGATGGGTTGGATTTACCATCAATAATTGCCGCATTAGATGTAATTCGAATATATCCCTCACAAGCATTATTTTCTAATTGTAATACGGCAAATTGTGAAGGCCTTTCGTAATCTACAGTAAAAGTAATTGTTTCACTTTGTACTACAGTTCCGTTAATAGTAGCGCCAACAACCTGAATGCTATAGCTGGAATTATCGTCTAAACCTTCAATAAGATAACTTCCTTGAAATGGAACTATGGGACTTCCCGGATATTGTGAACCACTCGATGTGAGTAAGTGCCCACCTGAATCATAAAGTCGCACTTCCCAAAAATCTAATGCTTCTCCCTGCGCTTGATTGTAGGTGAAATCAAAAGAATATTGGATATTGCGGATTACTCTATCAACAGGTATGTTAGTAAAATCTAATGTTGGTACGCTATAGCACCAAAATTGTATAGGGAGACTTAGTGCGCTTGTTGCGCCTTGCGCATTGAATGTCTGTACTTGCGCTGAATAATACTTACCATTTTGCATTCCATTTGGCGGAATAACTTGGTGTTCATATTTAAATGTGGTTTGCGTCTGGTCATACACAATATTATTAGTTTCTTGGTCACGGATGACCAAGCGATTTTGAACCACTTGGTCACCACCTATGACATTAAACTGGAATGTGTGAACCTGAGAAGCATCCCACGCTACCGTCAACAACATAATAGGAGTTGTTAGCATGGTGTAAACCTCCATTATTTAAATCTAATTACTAACTTTTATTCTTCGATGATATAGTAAGATTGGTTCTGTTCAATATTACCTTTTAGAAAAATAATTTCATCCGACATAAATCCTTCTTTTGAATTATATCGAATAATTGCTGTATCACCAGCGCCAGCACCGTTACTTCGCATAAATGGTGTTGCCGGGGCTGGTTGTGGAATAAGATAATTAACAATATCGTATTTCGTTGGGTCGCCATTTTCACCATCTAAATTAATATAATAACATTCATAATTAGGATGATTAGCTTGCATAATATTCCATGGTTCCCAGCCTTCTAACTGCGCTCTTGTTCCATCCAAAACAAGATAATCTCTGCTTGGTGGAAATCCTGTCCGATTAAATAATTTTTGATGTCTTTCTACATCTGATTTTGTAATTGCTGTTTTTACCATAAGTTTTCCTTAATATTTTATTAATACTTTTCTATACATAAATGGTGGAGGATTACCGCCAGCGGTACTCGTTCCCCACACACCAGTTCCATGATTAATTTCCCCAACCGACTTATCGTTATCCATACCCCAAGGCATATCTAAAGGATAAGCCGCCCAGCCCGGGTCACCATTGTAAAATTCATAATATCCATATGTATCAGACATACTACCCCATGCGCCACCAACACCATGTATATCTCCTGAGTTGTGTGTATGTGCTTGGTCAAATGTTCCCTGTCCTAATACGCTTGTTGAACTTCCTATTCCATGGATAGTTCTATTCACTAAGTTTGGTAAATTAAATGTTGTAGAACCATTACCAGAACCAAAAGTCGTTCCACATACAGCAAATAATGCTGAATAGGTTGTTCTTGAAACTGCCGAACCATCTGCGTTCAAAAATCCAACAGGGATAGTAGTACCACTCCACTCAATCAGAGTTCCTGTTAAAGTTTGCCCACATAATTTTGGTAATGCCCTCCATGTTAAAGAGCCGTTCCCTATCTTTAAATAAGACATATCACTTTCGCCAGCCAACATTTTGTTTGGAATAATTTTGCTACCGCCAACAGAATCTATGGTATAATATTGAAATAATTTTGCTGTAACTGATTTTGTCGCCATAATATTCTGCCTCCTTAATATTTTATAAGAACAATTAAATTAAGTTTCGGGTACGGGCCTTGGGCCGTACTTTGATTGCCCCTTGTTAATACACTTCCATATCTAGAAGAAGTTCCATCATACGGCCCAGAATAACATTGCAGTGCATACGTATAACCAGCACCAGAGGCCCCAACTGCTGTGTATGTTATACTTCTTGTAACATTTAGCCCATTTGGAACTGCCCAGCGTCCTGCATATATGGCAAAGTCTCCTGTATAATGTTGATGAACCCATCCACTGTTATAATATGGTTGCCCTGCTGGCCCGGCGGTAATATGTTGTGGAAATCGAGCATATGATTGAGGTATATTGAAAGTACTAGAACCATCTCCAGCCCCCCATGTTGTTCCTATAACACTATAAAGTTGAGAATAAGTAGTTCTTGAAATAGCTCGCCCATCACAAGGGAGATATCCACTGGGGATGGTTTTACCAGCCCAATATACTGTCCCACCTACAGGGCATCCGCCTTGCAAATATGGCCTTGCAGAATATAGGCTGGACTCATTTCCAACCTTTGCCAAAAGAGTGTCTGTTTCAATTCCTAATTGGCCTTTTAATAAAACTGGATTGCTAGATACCCACTGTGCCGCAGTTTGTGCCATTTCCTGAAATTGCACTGCGGCTGGTGTTTTCTCTGCCATAATTATACCCCCTTACTATTTTGTAATTGAGGAATAATTTTAACAATTTCCTTATATAAATTTTCTCTAAAATCAATTCCAGTATCTTCTAATTTATATGATGTACATCCCATATAAGTTTGTGGAACTTTCCATGCTTCTAATTCTTGTATGTTCATACCACAAAATTCTTGTGTTTGTCGATTCGTTAATTCATCATCGGTCATTAATTCTTTATATATATAATATTTATCTATTTCATTTTGTGTCTCGGATATAACATCTTTTTCAATATTACGCATAGATTCATCTGCATAATGGCAGATATCCACATCTATAATGTCTAGTAAATAATCAAATTCTATTTTACTAATATTATGATAATGAGATACTGCTCCAAAATCACTACTAATTTTCTTAGCGATTGCCATATTGACCTCCTTCTATAATTAATACTTGATTACCTTATATGTATGATATAAATCTGGAACTTGATTAACAATTGTGCTATTAACATTAGAACATGCTGTACTATGACTAACAAACGATATATCAATCATTGCTCTATCACGGTCTGCACCACCGCCCAAAGTATATATGCCACAGTTAAACCCCGTGTTATTATCTCTTCCAACTGCCTGATATGCAAAAGAACCTGCGTTACTATTAACAGCGCCACAATTTCCAACATAATTTCCACTTCCATGATAGTGTGCAAATGTCCCATTTACTGTTCCTACTTGAGAATCTGTAGAAGTTCCCCAAGTACACTTTTGGTCTGCATTTGGTAAGTTAAACGTTGTCGAACCATCGCCAGCGCCATATCTCGTTCCTATTATGGCAAACAAAGCGGCGTATGTTGTTCTTGAAACGGCTTGCCCATTTTGTACCAAATATCCTTCTGGAACTTTACTTGCGGCCATTTCAATGGTAGTGCCGACAGGTGTATTTAATTGTGCATAAGGTTGTGCCGGATAGGTAATTCCGTTACCAAACCCAACCTTTAACATATTAGTATCAGTTTCATAGGCAAGTTGTAAACGGCTCAGTACAACACTCCCAAATCCCGCTTTTGTATTGGCGGCTTGGCATATTTTTGCATTGACTGTTTTAGTTGCCATTAAACTGCTTCACCGCCCTCAAAATCTAAAATTTGTGTAGATAGTAGTGTATAGAATGGGATTCTAACTTCATCGGTAAGTGGAATTGTATAATGCGTCTTAGATAGATAATGTTTTGGCGCTAATTCTTTCCATACTAATAAATCATCAAGGGTCATACCATTAAACTCAATCCTATCTTCTTCCGACATTGTATTCCCTAGTGCTTCTAGTTCTCTATATCTTAAATATTTTTCTTTTATTTCTTCTTCGTATTCAATTTCTTTTTCCCTAAAACTTCTGTCTGCATAATTCACCATATCAAAATGAATCACGCCTTGTTTGAAGTCATAAACTACATTATCAACACGATGATATCCTGTTACAACTCCATATTCATTTTTATCTTCATATTCTAAAGCCATATTGACCTCCTTCTATAAGTATGATATAATCAAACTGTACCACGCAAAATAAGCGTATCACTTGTATTAATATAGTTAGCCGCCGCTACACCACCTAACTGAGAAGCATTAGTAGCAGAACCAGCCGTTACAGCATTGTAAGCATTGTACCAATTTGAAGGGTTAGTGACAGTAGTTTGCACTGTAGGCATCGTTGTTACAAATGAAATGCCCCACCCTTGTTGAAAGGCGTAGGTATACCCTGAATATCCAACGAATACATCTCTTACTTTAACTTGAACATAATCCCAACGAGTATCCACAGCGCCAATACACACACATGGGGTTGTACCCGTTTTGCAGAAATTTACTGTAAGATTAGAAAAATTAGTGTTAAAATATCCATGTGAATAAGCAGAGCAATTCGCCCAACTACTACTTGAGCCATAATTATACCCTGCAATATTGTAGGTACACGATTGGTTTGTTGCATAGTCAAATATATCCACCGTAAATCTCAACATAGATGATGTATAACCGACGGGGAGTTTTATTTGTAGCGCACCAGTGGTATATTGTGCATTTGTAATATACTCTCCACCAATAGGCTGTGGTATAGAATTTATTGTGTTACGAACAATATTATTCCATGCCGTCCACGTTCCATTATTTTTACCGCGAGTAGCTAGGTTGCCTGTTCGATAGTCAATAAATATTTCACCAGCCCACACAGAACTATAAACTTGTTTAAACAATCCGCCATCGGATTTGCCTAATAAACCAATACCACTTACATATCCAATCGCATTCGCTGTTACATCATCCACACCAACATTAGTATTGGATGTACATTTAAAATATGCTAGGTTCCTTGCATTCGTAGCATTAGTGGCGCTGGTAGCCGAAGTAGCGGTTGTTGCGTTGCCAGATAAGTTTCCATAAAACGTTTTTGCGTACACGTCTAAAAATGGCCAACTGGATGTACCTATATGACCAACACCCGCACTGCTTTGTGAATAAGGCAAAAGGCCATTGGGGGGGGTTCTAAGGTAAGTGTTATTAGTGTTAAAAACAAACCCCCAATACCCATTCGTCTGGTCTAATAGCCCGACATCTAACCATGCAGATTTTGTTCCATTAACATTGGTGCGATACTTAATTGTCTTATTGTCGGATGCATCGGTAAATCCAAACGCTAATTCCTGCCAATAACCATTGGTGTATCCACCATGTTGCATCCTTAATAATGACCACCAAGAGGTAGATGGATAAATCGTGGCATTACCACTTCCTTGAAAATATTGCAATCGTGCATTACTTGGTACTTCTGTATTATCAACTAATAAACGATAGGCGTTATTTGCATTTGTCGCATTTGTTGCATTAGTAGCGTTGGTCGCATTTGTGGCCGTTGTTGCTGTGGTGGCATTTGTAGCGTTTCCTACGGTCATATTCGGATAAGAGCCATTGGAGCGCGCAAGAGATACATTGTTGAATAAAACGTCGCTTGCCGTTACTGTTAGTGCTTGAGAGCCTGACCATGGACTTGCATTAAGCCCCATGTATAATCGGGATGGTGTAGCGGCACTACCATACATTCCAATAGCGCCAACAACCTGACCTGATGTGTTAAAGTAGGTCATCCCTCTTCCCCATGTTCCACTTAACGTTGTTGGTTCCAAGCGAATACTATTCGTTTTAATATTCATATCGCCACCAACTACTGTAAGGCTGCCTGTTATTGTACCACCAGATAAAGGTAAGCATTGAGTTGCTATACCTATAAATTGATTAGCCATAATTCCTCCGTTCTAACTTAACAATTAAACAGTTCCTCTTAATATCAAAGTATCGCTCGTATTCAAATAACTAGCTGCGGCGATTCCACCAAGTTGTCCAGAGTTAGTTGCATAATTAGAATTTGTAGAAGTTCCTATAAATCCACCGGGTGCAACAATTGAACCATCTGTTTTAAACTGAAAAGAAGCGGTCTGCACATTATTGCCAGCATTATAGTTTGCGTCAGTAATATAACTAAACCATAATACATCATTGGTGTAAGTTCCGATATCCCAAGAGCCACTACCTGATTTCGCACTGAACGCAGGGCTGTAACCACTCGAACTGTTTGTTTTAGCGACCACATAATTTCTGCCAGAATACCAACTTGCTGAAGTGCCTGCTCTAGCAATAGCGCCAGTAACTGTTCCGCCAGACTTTTGCAAATAATTAGCGGCGGCTACGCCGCCTAGTTGATTTGAATTCGTAGCCGTAGTTGCCGTTGTAGCATTTCCTGAGAGAGCGCCATAGAAAATATTAGCCCGCACATTCGCATAGCTCGCATCATTACTTGTTGTAAAACGAAATTCTCCATCGGATGCCATAATCAAGTTATTTCCGTAACGACCACCCCAATGGAATCCAATTCTAGGGGCGTACCTCATATCAGATTGCCCACTAGAAACAAGGTTTGCTTCTCGTACTTCAATAGCGCCATTATTATACCTAGGTGAATCAGCGCCAACCCCGTAAAACACCCCTCTCCCAACAACATTGGCTGTGCCATTGAAGTTTTGACCAAATATCGTTCGGGTGTTCGTAAGTTGAACGGCAGTCCCAGCACCAGAAGCATAGCTATTTGTGAGGTTGAGTGTTACGTTGGCGCTCCCATCTAGTGTTACAGAACCAGAACTATTTCCATTAACTGTGATAGTTCTAGGTGTTTGCCACTTAGAAGACGGACTATCAAACGTCGCCGCAATAGCTCCTGAAGGTAAATCAGCCACATATGCTCCATTCCATGTCAATTTTACAGCACTCATATACAAAAAATTTGTATGATAAGATGTTACGCAAATGTCATCATAGGATTCTGCCTTTTTTAAATATAAATCATACACACCATCTTGTATTTTTAAAGCATACATTATCGTATTTAAGTTTGGATGTAATGAATAAAATTTTGATATATTACAATTTGCTACAGAACGACTATTGTTAAATTGTAACACATATTCATTATAAGCATCCCTTTGCTGAACACGAAAATATATAGGAACATTTTGATATGCTGAACTTACAGTTATTCGTACCAAAATAATATATCCGGCACTTCCCGAACCACTATTAGACCGAAAGACATAACTTCCAGCGGCCTCCTTAAGAACTCCAATTAATGTTCCACCGGATAGTGGTAAAAAATCCAAAGACGGTTTATTGTTTAAGTTATTATAATTAAGATAGTAAGAAGCATCTTGATTGTTAAGTTTTGTTGAATTTGTCGCAGTGGTGGCGGTATCAGCATTCCCAAGGAAACGGTTAGCCACAGCCATCACCACATTCTTTTATGATTTTTTGGTACCCCCCCCCGCACTTTACGGGAGTGAAGTGTAGAAGTGTATTTCATATATACCTCCTATACGGTTCCCCTAAGAATTAAGGTATCCGATGTATTAATATAATTAGCGGCGGCTACGCCACCTAGTTGATTTGAATTATTTGAGCTTGTTGCATAACTAACAGATTGTGACGCAATGTTAAGAGAGGTAATAATCTCTCCCATTTTAGACCATGTTGAACTACCTTGACCGCCAGAGAATATCCATGCTCGTGGGTTTGCATTTCTTAATATGCCTATCCCAGTAGAATATGGAACATCATTACCAGTATAGGTATCCATCAACATACAATCACAATAACCCCCACTTGGCCAACCGCCAACACCTGTTAATCCATTCATCATATTGAAGCGGATTTTGCCTTTTGGGATATAAGAGGGCGGTTGTTGACCACCATTGCCAGTGTATATACCGTTAACCATACTAGTGTAGGTTGCATTAGTAGCGTTGGTCGCATTTGTGGCCGTTGTTGCTGTGGTGGCATTACCATTTAAATTACCCACAAATGTTTTTGCATACATAGAAGCAAAAGGCCATCCAGATGTTCCAACAGTGCTAATGCCTGATGAAGAGTTTGAACTATTAGGTAGTAAACCATTTGGCGGCGTCCTCAAATAAGAGTTGGCTGAAGGGAAATTAAATCCCCAATAACCGTTAGCTGTATTCATAGTTGGAAGGTAATAGTATCCCGGCCATGAACTGGCACCACCATTTGCTGTTCGTATCGATAAATACGGTGTAGTACCTTTGTCAGAATTAAAAGCAATCTGGTATTTATTACCACCAGACGCATCACTATAAGGAGCAAATGTTAGCAACCCAACATAATCTTGGCTACCATAAGGGGAATTGACTACAGAAGCACCTTTAAATTCGGCTTTAAATTGTTTACTATATCCTGATGGTGGGGTATTAACATTTCTATTGTCAGGACTATTAAGATTCTCTGCATATCCTGAATTAGCCGCATATGAATTCGTCACAGATAATGTAACATTTGCAGAGCCATCCAAACTGACTGCACCGGATGCATTTCCAGAAAGTGTAATGGTACGTGCGGTCGTCCACTTTGATGCACTCGTAGCGGTTGTTGCGTTTCCTGATAAAGCGCCAGTAAACTTATTAGCAATAATATTTCCGTCGTCATTAATCTGAAGTAAATTTATCCATGCGGAACCAGCATTTGTTGATTGTTGGAAATTAAATACTGCATCTCCGGTAGATGAATTATCTGTTATAAGCATTCTCTGCCAATAAGTAGAACCATTTTGTAAAATACTACCACCATCGCCAATACCAAGAGTGATATTTTGCGCAAGTTTTGTGGCTATTGCTACATTGGCGCTACCATCAAATGCAATAGAGCCAGTAACATTTCCAGTTAGAGAGATAGTCCGAGCGGTCTGTAGTTTAACCGCAGTATCCGCTCTTCCCAAAAATTGATTCGCCATAATATACCTCCTTAAGCAGTTTGTAAAATAACTTTTACATTATTATAATACAATCCATCTGATTTAATTTGGAATGTATTATTACCTAAGGATATTCTGTCTGGAATGGTACCAGCGCCACCAGCAGTAATTTCTACAGCCGCGCTACCATCATACGTTCCCAATAAATTCCCATCAAAGTCTTTAAAGGTTACTGCATAGGGGTTAGGAAGTTTCTGAGGAAGTTGTAGCCAATTCTTAACCGCTGTTGGACTAGAGCAATAACGTGTATAATTATCAGTCGAATTATTCACTCTATATGCAATAGCACCAGAAAATGTTGTTGAGTCTGCATAGTTCGTTCTAAGTAATCGACAATTAACATCACCACTTCCATCAAGCGCCAACACCTTATTTGCGGCACCAATCGTTGTAGCATCGACTGCCCATGTCGTTGTGGCGCTACCATTATAATTAGCGCCAGTCAAATAACTTCCGCGTGTTAGAGTAGCGGCTGGATTTGTGCTAGACCATTTGCTCGCAAGGCTTGTTTCCAAATTCGGGATGTTTGCAATGTTTAAAGTTACAACTCCTGTCAAACCATTAACCGACACAACTGCACCCTGAGATGTAATATCCACCCAGTTGTCCATATCTGTAGGCGGTAAATCTGTCAACAAGTACGCCTTATCTTCACTCGTTACACGCGCAATATCCCCGGGCTTTGCTTCTGTTAAAGTAACAAGGTCGGCCTTATTAGTAACAACCCATGTTCTTGCAATTAAATCAACAGGTAATTCTTCAATAGGCACTTTTCCGCCAACAAGATTTGCCTTATTTTTGCTAAGGATATTACCCTGTCTAGCCGAAAGAGCATTTGTGGTATCGTTAGAATCTAAGTTATCAATAACCAATACTTCCGCTGGTATATATGCTTCTGTAGCTGTACCGCCATCAAAAAGTACCTCTCCACCCGGGATGTCTGGGCCGTAAAGGCGCAATTGTTGTGACACTTTTCCAACCGTCATTTCTGGATAGGTACCATTATAAACAGGAACTTCCTGTCCAAAAATATATCCTTTATACTGCGTCATGTTCAAAGACATTGCCTGTACTGATGTGCCTGCGTTAATATTTTCTAAAACATAAACATTATCAGTACCACCAGATGAATTTGGATTATCCTCACTAAAGAAATGCCATGTGTTATTTCCATTTACTAAACTAAGTTCTGGCATTGTCTGAGGTAGCGCAAAAGTGTTAGCTGTATTCGTATTGGCAACACTACTCCAACCTTGCCATGTGGTAGGAGTGCCATTACCAGCACGATACCAAAATTGACCAAGTTGTACAGGTATATAAACCTGAGATAAATGACTACCATTTTTAAAAACAAGTAACACACCATTACTTAGGGATTGTGCTGGTTTATTTGCAGTCATTGTTGAGTAATTAATAAAGTACTCTCCATGAACGGTAAATGCATTAAAATCTGTAGCGACTAAATCTTGAACCCCAAATTTATTGCTTTGTAACCCATCTGTAATTCCTTTTAGGACATTTCCTTGATTTGCAGTTAGATAGTCAAAAGTAGATGTACTTGTTAAGTTATCAACTGGTTGTGGGCGTGATAAAACATCTGTCCACGTTCCTGTTTTAGCAAGTTTATTTAAAGAAATTGTTCCCGATATTTGCTCTGACGCATTAACAGGTAGCGCGGTTGCATTATTTGTGTTTAAAACAGGTTTAGCCAATAAACTATTATACGAACCTGTTTTAGCAATTTGATGTAAATTAATCATACCAGTAATAGTTTCGCTTGCAGAAGTTGGCAAACTTGCTGAGTTAGTACTATTAATGGTAGGTTTATTCGTTAAATTTACATAGTTCAGATAATACGCTGGCAACTGCCCGTTGAATTTAGCAACAGTTGGGTTTGGATAATTCCCAGATAAATCACCACCAGCAGGGCCGCTTGGCGGCAATGTTGTTGGTAAGTTAATTGTAATGTCTTCTTCGCCATTAAATATTGCTTCTTGAAATCCCTTAAAAATGAGATTATGAGCAACCTTATCAGCGCTATAAGCCCTGTATGCAATTTCGACATAGCGCGTATTTAATTGTGTAATATCAAAAACTGTGCATGACGCTATTGACCAAGTGAATGGTCTTGTAGTAGTATTAACATAAATACTTCCGCCTGTAGAGAACGGCCCGGGGTCACCACTGTTCCACATAATAACATATGTTTCCCACTTTCCTGTCCCCTTGTTATCACTCATGAAGTAATAATTTCCCTGAGAGCCAGATGCATTAGAAAACAAAAGCATCTCTGTGTTTACAGGTAACTTTGCTTTCATCACAGTTACAAAGCGTTTATTAGCGCCATATGGAACAGATTGAGTAATGCCCCCAACACCCGGTGTAACTGTGCTGTCCTTATCAGTTGTGACACTTAATACATACCCTGTGCTATTTGGCGCGGTTGCATCTTGAACACGATTTAAAGTTACAGCGTTTAATCCAGTTCCAGTATAACCATTATTAAATGGAGTAATACTATTTAACCCAATTCCAAATTCTTCATCATCGTATAAACGTCTCCCTTGCCTAAAGATATAATAAGCATAGTTTAAAATATGTGCGCTAGTACTAGCGTTTTCTTGGTCTTGATAAATAATATATCCATCTAATGATAATTTATCAGTAGAAATATCCTCTGATGTAATTCCGCCAATAAAATGATTGGCGTGTAAATCTCCATTTTCATCATATGCAGGAATCTTACCAGCAGTAGGTTCGGTTGTAGCATCAACAGCCCATAATCTTGTGGTAGTTCCATTGTATGTATCCCCCAAAATATAATCGCCCGGGATAAGGAGCGCCAAATCTCCTGCCTGAGCGTGTGGCATTAATACAAACATATTTGAATCTTGATTCTGTGGAACAACTACTTTAACAATAGCATTTTTTGAAACGGTAGGAGCGCCATAGATTTCTGCCACATATACTTGACCATCCACAAGAACCTTACAAGTGTTTTCTGTCACGTAAGATACAAGTTTACCGTTTGTAATTCTATCATAAGGGGCTGTTCCTAACTGGTCGTATATACTATCCACAAGTGCAGACGCTATTGTATCAACAACCTGTGTATTTTTATCGTCCATGTTTCCTCCTTTAAAAGAGGGATATTATCTATCCCTCTTTGATAAATATTGAATAACTGTATCCTGTAAGTTATTCTTGATTGCGTCCGCAAGCCCGCTGTCAAAATCAACGCCAACATTCCAAGCGCTAAAATCAAATGAGGGTGCGGTGTTTGGAGTATCAAATGTAAATCGTGGCGCGTCTGAAAGTAATTTCCAAATGCTTGAAAACATATCGACCGGGGATATACTTCCCCATAATCGCATATTTTTGGTTTCATCTGATGTTAAAACTCCTGAACCCTTCGGTAAATTGACTAACTCCGGCCCGTTTTCTCCGACAAGCGCCTTTTCGTTTTGTTGTACATAATTTGTACCTCTGGCATAACCATTTGGTTTAAAATTAGGTAGCTGAGACGAAGCGGTATCCGAAACATGTGCCTGAGCATCTTCAATTTCTTTCAAGATTCTTCTATATTCTTCCCCGAATTTTTCCGCCATATTAAGTCGGTCTTCATAGTTTGCCTCTTCGTAAGCTTTAATCCAATCCATCAAGACCCCATATTTTTCAAGGTCTTCATTGATATCAAGTGAATCTTCCCATGCTTTTTTGAGTTCTTCTAGTCGGTCAATCTCTGCTTGGATTTCTTCTTTTTGTTTGTCAAACTTTTCTTCTTCAAGAAGGTCATTTAATTCCTTGTTAGCTTCTTCAATGGCGGCGGCATCTGATTCATAAACAAATCCTTGACCAGCACGATAAACCATAACCTTTTGATTTTGGGCTTCTGCAAGTTTTTTGCGAGCCTCTTCAATCTTTTGGAGTTTTTCTTGCTGTTCTTTTTCTTTATCAAGAGCGTCAAGCTTTGCATCTTCTGCATCTATTTGTTCATCAATCATATCAACAATATAATCACGAGTGTTTTCATATTGTTTTTCTGTTTGCTCTTTAAGTTCTTTTAGGCGTTCTTCTTCTTTTTTCTTAAGATATTCATATACCTTAATTTCATATTTTTGATATTCGTCTAAGAACTCTGTTTTACCTTTGTAATATTTATCGTTTAGCGCGGCTAGTTGACGATAGTACTCTTCTTCTGTAATAAGGTCTTTATCCCTCATGTATTCAAGAGCATCTTCTTCTTTTTTGAAGTTGTCTTTGACGGATTGTATCCGGTCTTTTTCAGCCTTTTCCCTATCGCGTTCTGCCTGCTCTTGAAGTTTCTTACGACCTTTATATACTTCAACTTCATACTTACGATATTCTTCAAGGTATTCCATCCTGCCGCCAAAGTAGGAATTGTTAAGATTTTCAAGACGATTAAGGTAATCCGCTTCGCTGATTCTATCCATGTCTTGAAGATACTTAAGCTCATCATAAGCGGCATCGAAATTCTTCTTATGAGGGTCATCGTATGAAGCGGCACGAGCTTGTACTCCTCCAGTAGAAGAACTTGCAACAGATGGTGTGGCCTGCTTATTAACCCCAAGGGAAAGTACATTAGCATTAAGAGTTCTGGTAGCTTTTAATAGATTTTTGGCGGTTTTTTCCAATTCATCCGAGGCTCCTAAACCTATTGAAACCATGCTACCGGAGCCACCACGACCATTTCGTAACATATTTCTAAAATTATGAGTTTCTCTAGCATTTGCTACGCCCGCTCCACGAGGTAACGTTACTAACTCCGGCCCGTTTTCTCCGACAAGGTAAGCACCTGTTTCGTCGATATAGTCATCGCCAGTTGCTTTTTGACCAGAGAAAACTTCTTTTATACTTTTTGTTACATTTTGTACAACATTAAAGACGACTTCAACAAATCTTGGAACGGCATTAATAGCGTCGGACAATCCACCAACGCTACCTTTTGCGCCATCAGCACTAGAACCAACACCTTGCATAGAACCGGATAGTTGGTCTGTACTACCTTTTGCACCATCAATTTGACCAGAAGCTTCTCCAAATTTTCCAGCAATATTAGTACCAGCACTACTACCTTGTGAACCAGCCGTACTAAATGCACCGCCCAATAATCCAGTTTTATTTTTAGTATTATCAACAGCGGCGGCTGTTCCATCCCATGCACCAGTAGAGACACTTGCCGCAGACTCTGACATACTACCAGTTGACTGAATAGAATTATTCAAAGCATCTTGATGAGCAGTATTATCTGTAGCGGTCTGACCAATTGTAGCCAAAGCACCCGCCGCAAACTCAGCGGCTCCGGGAACATTGCTCTCTAGCAAACTTTGTAAAGTACTAAAAACATCTACAGATTGGTCGCCTGTTAGTTGAATGTCATCACGTAGCCTTCCATTTTCGTCAATAAGAGCATCGTATGCACCACTTGTGCTTTCTTCAATAGTAGATTTAAATGTTTGCCAAGCAGTATCATTACTATCTTGTAATTCTTGTAAACTAGTCTGTGCGCCAGCACTAAAATCCGCCAAAGCTTGTTTTCCTGCTTCTGTTCCTTCCCATACTTCGGTACTCATTCCGTTGATATTATCGGACATGATTTGATGCATTAAGTCTGAGCTTTCAGACACCAAATCTTGAGCGCCACTGAGACTATCCATTTCTCGAATAACATTGCTTAAATTATTTGCGTAATCTCTAGCGGCTTGGCTACCACCAGACCAGCCCTCTTCGATACTTCCTGTTAATCCCTCTTGTTCAGTAATAACATCTAGCGCCGCTCTAGCTGAATCATTTATAGTGTTGAAACTTTCTACGCCACTTTCTCCAGTCGAATCATATGCAACCTGAGCATTTTCTAATGTTGTCTGTAAGGTGTCTGAATACATAGTCCACGCAGTTTGTGCCGCAAGAACTTGTTCACGTTCAGATGAAGATAAGTTTTGAAATTCTCTGTCAGACATATTCAAGATATCTTTTATCTTGTATCCCGCTACCTCAGTTGTTGAAGCCATTAGGTCTATTCCATTTCTAAGTTCTGATATATAATTTTCAGTACTTAGTACACCAGATGCATGAGCAGAAGTGAGGTCGTTTAAATTGGTTGCAATATCTTTTACGGATTTCGATTCATCCCCCATTTGGACTAAAGCGTTTCCATATTTCTTTGCGGCTTCTACGTTTCTTTCCATGAGAGGAGCGGTTCTATCTAAATAATTATCTATGTTAGAAATTTTAGAAGTAAGTAAATCATATCCTTCACTTCCAACTTCAAACCCTTCCCGTAATTCAATCATACGTTGGCGAGTATTCTCAAGTTCTTCCTGTTGTTTTTTAAAGGTTCCCTCATTAACTCTTTTCCCAATTTCTCCCGTTTCAGTCCAAGATGCTTGAAGCTGACTCATTGCTTTGATAATTTCATCAGCTTCTTGAGGAATAGTCACATCTTTTCCAGTTAAAGAGCCAAGCCCACTAAAAGCACTAATTTTAGAAGTCTCCTTTAAAGCCCTCTCATTTGCCCTTTGATTCTCTTCTTGCTGACGCTTTTGTTTTTTTCGTAAACCATCTTGTTGTAATTCTAACTGTGATAATTCACGTTGAGCATTTTTTAAATTTTGTTCATCAACAAGGGTCAATTCTCCCTTTTCTTGAATCCCCGCAATAGTTTCTTTTAACTGAGCAATTCTTTTATCGTTCGTTTCAATTGCTTTTGTTGTATTATCGTATGCTTTTTTTGTATTTTGAGCATCTTCAACCAAAGCATCTTGATGTTCGCCAGCGGCCTTTGATGCCCTATCCATTGCATAAACCATGCCACCAATAGCTAAAACAGATGCTCCAATAGCTAAAGTTGTAGGGCCGCCTATAGCAGTTAATGCCTTCGAAAGCATTCCTCCACTTGTAGCCGCTTTTGTAGACTCCGCTCCAACTTTAGCAACTTCTTCTGCGGTTTCACCAGCGGCCTTCGCTAGGTTTTTCGTATTACCCGCTACACTCTCTACCGCTTTCCCTGAATTGTCTGCGCCTCTTCTAATATTAGCAAATACATCAAAAAGCGTATCTCCCGCATCAGCGGCATCTCTCATAGTATTCTTTGCTGTCTTACCAACACCTTCAATAGCTTTTTCTGCATTCTTAGCAGTTGAAACGGCACTACCAGCGCCAAATAAAGATTCAAGTAATGATGTGCCGGACGACAAAGCTTTTATTCCAGAAAATACAGATTTAAGTTTTATAAAAGCGCCAGTAATAGCCGTTAAACCAAGTACGGCTTTCCCGGTATCAGTAGTTCCAAATTCAACTAGCGCAGTTCCCATATCAATAATATTCTTTATTAAATCACTGTCTGCAAAAGATGTTGTAAACTTTTCCCATGCGGCTTGAAATTTTTCAATATGGCCTTGAATAGAATCCATTCGTTTAGCATTTTCTTCTGCGGCAGAGCCAGCGCTATCATAGGCAGTTGCTGTTGCGGATACAGCGGTACCTATATTATCCATTAACGCAATAAAAATATTTGCCTGATTTTTACCAGCGGCCAATTCTGCATAATATGCTTTTTGATTCTGTGTTAACTTCGGCCATTGTGCACCTATGTCGGTTAATATATCGTAAGTGCTTCGAATCTGTCCGTTAGCATCTGTTATACTTACTCCAATTTGACTAAATTCTTCTTGCATTTTTGACGACAGGCCATCCACTGATTCTACCGAACCATCAGCGGCCTCTGTCATTCCTTGTAATCGTACGAAATACCCTCGGTTTCCCGATATTTGTTAGGGGACTAGACTATATCTTCACCCTCATGTGAGGGGGTGTGCGCTTCGATTTAAGGGGTTCTCACCCACTGTATCGCTACAGCCCTACTCCTGTAGTGCATTTCGGCACCAATGGGATAGTCGTTGAACCTTCCTTGATAACAAGGCTTGGCTGCTGATTGCCCTCGGCTTTACGTTAGGGGTTCCCAGCAATTCACACACTTTCAAATATATGTTACCATATATCGAGCCTACAATTAAGCTTATAGTTTTTAATCCATTCGTTCATACCCTCGGTTTCCCGATATTTGTTAGGGGACTAGACTATATCTTCACCCTCATGTGAGGGGACACCCATTTCCACATCACTTGATATGTACTCCTCTCGGATAGTCGTTGAGCCTTCATCTCATTGAGATGCTTGGTTGCGGATTGCCCAATCCATACATTTTTTACTATACCTG